TAAGGGATATCGGAATGATGTGTGGTTCCATAAGACGAGACCGAGGACAATCGTTACCGTTGCAATAACAATGTCTGCAATAAGGACATTGGTGTAGTCATAGGTGATCATTATATATTATTCTCCCTACTAAGAAGAACATAGTATATGTAGGTAAATTTAAAACCTATCAAAAAATCCAAACAAGAAAAGCACCAACAATAAATCCATCGATCCACATAAACCATTTCATATGGTAATCGGATAGACCTAATCTGTTTTGGCACCAATCTACTTTGTCTTCAATCCAATCTAGACAGTCTAACACTTTCGTGGGTAGTAATGACTTAAACAATATTTTCTCCGTTGGGAACATTAGACGTTCCCTGTTTTAAAACCAACGTATCGAAACCCGACTTCTTGAGCTTCGAGTTCGATACTCTTTAGATATTTATCTACTCTGAGTCCGTAATCAGAACAATAATCTTCGATTTCTATATAGGTTCCATAGACGTATTCTCTGAAACCGTTACTGTCGTTGACTATTGCGTATTCGTTTTTATCCATGTCACCCGAAGTTATTTTTGGTCGGTGGTTACCCATAGTATTTAATCCTTAATAATATAAATCCAAACATCAAACCCAATCCAATCGAGACGAATAGATTAAGTGGCCAGTCAAAATTTGCACCAGCGTATCCATATAACAAAAGAGTTTGATCAGTGTATTCCATCGGGTTCACCTGTGTCAAACATTAAATCAAAGTTAAGTGGAAGAACCACTCGCATGATTTCCATCATCGCTTCGTAGGTGATTGCATGTTGTTTGAGTTCGTCCAGTTTCTTCTGCACACTCAATAACATGAGATCATTCTTTTTCAGTTCCTTTTCGATTTCTTCTAGTATTTCTACCATACCTTTTTTCTCGCTCCCTGTGCTTTTTCTTTTTTACGTTTTTGTTTTTCTTTGGTCGAGACCTTGGGTTTCCCCTTAGCCCGTCCTTTGATATTCCGACCTTTGCTCATATTCCTTTTCCCTCATGAAGTCATTCATGAATTTATCTACACTCCAACAGTAGGCATCTATATCCAACTTGGTTCCGAAGATTTGTATTTCGGGGCCTTCTTGAATAACCAAACCTTCTAGAGTTCGTTCACAAGCCACCATACTTTCCTGTGGAATGGAAACTTCTATTTGTTGTTCGTCACTATTATAAGGAGTCAGACTCAATATAATATATAAGATGACATCAGAACCGTTAATCATAATGTTCCATTCTTAGGATCGTCATAAATTTCATTTGGAGATATACCCCACACGAACCCTTCACCGATACCCCACACGTTCCGTTGAGACCCTTTGTTTATAAGGGTCTTAGAGGTTGTCTGCCGTTCTTTGACCTGACGTATTTGTTCTTTAACAACAACCTGTAAATCTTCCAGTTCATTTAAATCTTCTCTGTCGGTGATCCAATCGATCACATCTACTATATGCATTATAACTTTCTCCTTTTAATGCGTCTAACAATTTCTATTAACACCAAACGTGTTTGCCGATCACCCAGTTCTAGTACACTAACGTGTCCGTTGATAACTCGATCCGTCAACTGATCTATATCCCTAACCATCCGAAAAATTCCTTGGCGAATAAAAATATAGGAATAATGAGTGCAACTGCACCCATGTAAATCAGGGTTGGATCATCCCATGGAAATTTATCATTCATAATTACTGCGATCCTTTATTTCCTTTCTAAGTTCTTGACCCATCCAATCTATATGCCTGGCACCGTAAGCGGTAATCCATAATAGAATAAACCACACACTAAACAGACCACCGAGTATAATTCCAAAAGTTCTCATGATGATACTAGGGTGGTTACTAAATTTCTAAGTAATAATACTAAACCAAAAGAGTTAAGCATTATAAGAGCCCTGTCTTCCCATATCGCAGACACCACTAACCAACCAGCAACACCAACAATTGAGAGAATTAAATCATATAATTGTAATCCTTCTACTCCTCTCATTGACATTGCAGCTAGAATAAAAATACTTGCTATCCATTTAATATACCAATCAAAGGTATACTTGGGAGTTGCGGATTTAAACCACCTGTTAGACTTTTTAAGTTCTTCTTGACTGGGTAAGATACTCATGAGATATACATCATCCATTCCTTAATTATTATAATGGATATGAATAATAACAATATCATCCACACTGGATCAACGGTGGGCATTCTAGGAATCATTCGTCATACCCTATTCCTAGTTCCACTTCTCTTCTTATAATTTTATTAGAAAGTTTTTTATTATACGCCTTCTCTTTCTTACTGAGAGAATGTATAGTTTTAATTTTAGTCTTTTGTGCCATACCAATTCCATCTACCATCAGGCATACTGTGAACACCTTCCTCATGATCATTGTAACCAAACCCTTTATCTATAAGGGTTTCAGAGGTGTTGTAATTATAGAAGGGAGATTTGTTCTGCTGGTGTAGGTTATACTCACGGATATACCCATCAATATCTTTACTAGTGACGAATAAACCAGCAGGCCAAGACTTGGGTCTATCCTTCTGAAAGGTGACTTGATCATCTGACATACGTTTATAGATGTATTGTGCTAAAGTCTGTTCGCCCTTTTCGGTCATAATTTTTTAGAAAAATATTTTTCGTTAGTGTTATTTATCTCTTTTAACATATTCGATAGGGGGGTTGAGGCACTGGCGATTATTCATAGGAGTCCCAAAATACTGTTTGCCGCTCAGAGGTCATTTAAGACGTTCTCCTGAGTTCGACCACATAACCCTTATCCTCGTATTCCTTTGCCAGCGAGAGTCCCTTAGAGAGACTCACAGGTGTCTCAGTTCGACACCTAACAAGTGGCAGTCCTTCATAAGTCATTTCGGTTGCATCTCTGAGATCACTGTGAGCGGCTTCGCCGCGAGCAGTATAAACCCTGACGGTCTTCCATCCATACTTCTGATCTTTCTCTAAGTTATCCACATGTCATCCACAGGTTATCCCCTGTTGCATATAACCTTTAGTTATATGTCGTAGTTATAAGAACCTGACGTAAGTCATTGATTCTTCTATATAACTATTCGTTATAAGGTGGGAGTCTTTCTCATTACTCCCTTGAGGGTCTCGGTGTTTCTAACCGTCACGACTTCACTCGTTACATACTAAGACAGTATCCGTGACTCACTGTTTTAATTCATGTATTCATTATATCATTAGGCGCACCGCATTGTCAATACGGTTCGGGTAACTCTTCGAATCTTTTCTCTACTACCCTGTCAACGAGATCATCATATGACACCGCGGACACTTCGTTAATAGAGAGACCCAACTCTGCAATCAAGTCGAGTCGATTAAGTTTAAGGACGTATGCCATCAGGCGCTCTTTGCATTCTGTGTTACCCATGTGACTCATATTACATTCCCATTCTCTAACTATAGTATATCAAAAAGTGAGAGGCATTGTCAAGTAGGTAGTAGTGGTCAGTGGATTTCCTTATGGGTGAGAGGTGATAACCGCCCACTGACCTTCCTCTACTTAAGTTGTTCTGTTGTTAATGCGTAAGTGAGTCCTTACTATTGATTGTTATTATATATGTTCTGAGGGAGTCCATCCCCACATCTATTACTACTGGACTCAATCATTCATTAGGAGACTAGTATGACAGAAAGTGATACGCATTGTCAAGTGTTTTGTTTAATATTATACCATATATTACGAAGGTAAAAACAGTTCCCTGAAGCAGGGCCCATGCGAATCGGCGAATACGACTAACAAGTGTTCATAGTGTAACCTCGGAGAATCTCTGAAACCCTTTCAAATCAACATCTTATAGACCTGCGTCAAACTGTGTCGCAGGGTAAGACACATTCAGAGTGTCTCCGATGCGCATTGTTACACTCCACCTGAAGAGCCTTGGTCGTCTCTGAGAAGGTCTGAAGATTCTCTCCGAGAAAACTAGGCCTTGACTCCTTACTAAATATGTGATTAACATCTCCGAACAACACCACCAAAACCCACAATAATCCACTTTCCTCACAGTCACACAAATCGTATTATATTAGTATAACCCCAAGGTGTTCACCGAAGAATATAATCAAGTGCGTCCGAGTCCATTCCGAATTATATTAAAACCCTCTTACATCAATACCTTAGTCATGGTATAATAGATGTATTATGAAAGAAAGACTAATAAACTACATAGACGAATGGAAGTGGTTCTTTATTAATCTGAATCCTTTTGAGAGAATACTCATAGGTCTACTCGGATTAATGGTCGGATTGTTTCTTCTAGTAGTATACTAGACATGTTATGGAAATGGTTTGTGATCACTATGGTCACATTAGCAGGATTACTACAACTTAGTTTTATACTCTATGGATAGTCACAGAAAGTTACATCAACAAACTAGTGCAACAGTATTCTCAGGATTGATTATTAATTATCCTTTGAGTATTACTCTGTTATGGTTCATTATGGATTACCTTGGTATCTCTAATACGTTTATCATTGCAACACTGGTCACATTCTTTATGACCATCTTTGCATATTGCAGAGTCTATATTGTTCTTCGGTTCTTTGAGAAAAGAGAACCTCTGCCCTAGTCCGTGTTAGTGTATTCTAGAAACCTTTGATCTGATATAGTCTTATTCAAGACTGCCTCTCGATGAAACTCAATATGTTTTGGATCGGTATATACGTCCATGGCAAAACTGATTCGTGGTTCTCTGAATAGATGAGATGGAACTTTGTGTTCGAGTTCAGCAGAGATTATGTTGATGTCCCCTACCGTGTTTGGTATGTACCCCACGTCCTCGTAGTGTGTTCCAGTGGATGGATTACCTGAGATGAATACATTGATTGCATAGAACCCATTCGCAAACGTGGTGTCTTCGGGATGGTTGTGTTTGTGAGTTGGGAGTCTTTCCCCTTGTCTGATGATATTGCACCATGACTGGATCGTCATGTTAGTCACTCCATCAAAATCAGGATACTCGTATAACCGTTGTGGTATATTCAGACGTTGAAATTCGGGATGACTTAACCAATTGTAAACCGTGTGTTGTGCAGTCAGTCCAGTGTAACCCGATAGATATGGATTCTCTAATCCTAACACATAGTTTTCATGTTGTTGAATGAAGGTGGAGAGTGTTCCACATTCCAATTCAGATAGAAAACCTAGATAGGTGTTATGATGATTCGGGTCGATGTCCACCAAATGTTACCCACTTTCTAAGGAAGAGATCAGTGTTCCTGTCTTCGTTATCTCCCTCATCCATATACATGAATTTACATTGATGGTTAATAGTCTTCCATTCGTGATCGAAATAATAAAGAACATCGGTTTCATCTCCACCCATTCCTTCCCATTTCTCAGGGAAATAGATTTTGACATTTGCATCCCATAGTGTATTGAGTCCTTTATTCATTGCCTCATTATTCACATAGTAAGGACAGAAGATGCCAGGCGCAGTTGGTAATATGATACCGTCATGGTTAGTGGATAGAAACTCTGCGAGATCAAAATTGTGTGGGTCTTCGGGACTATGGTCTTCTTTTAATTGTTTGCAATCAAGACCGTTGACTTCAATTAACCATGTTTCAAACTTCCTTGAATCATCCCACCAGTTATTAACCAGTCGTAGGTATGCCATGTTCTTTGACTTGATTTCTTTTAACACTTCAATGGGTAGATCGAGAACTTCCATCGCTTCATTGATGTCTCCCTTCTCAGGCATTGCCATTATGGTTAGACCTTGACTCATTTCTTTAGGGACTAAATTGATATCCCAAATCATGGTCTTTTGATATGCATCGAATCCATCATGATTGAAACAATCCAGTTTGTAATAGTCAGGGTTCTGAATATAATTATCCTTCTCATCCTTGACCAATTCCAAATCCCATATCTCGATTCCCAAATCAGTTTCTAATCCTGTTGGGTCATCAGTATAACACCAGTATCTTATTTGTTGCATACCCATAGTAAAATAGTTTAATCTTTGCATTGCTAATGCAATGTCATTTACCTTTTGGGTATCTTGTGGGTTATTACCCAGTTTCACGGTTACAATATTTTGGGACATTTATTCTTTCTCCTTTTCGGGGTATTGCAGATTATACATGTCTGCATTTTGTTTGTTCTCTAAGATTGAGATTGCACGATTTGATTCATTCAATCTATTCACAAGTGCAACAATCGATTGTTCAATTCGATCTAGTCTTTCTAGAAGGAGTGGATATCGTTCTGCTTGTTTGTTTTCAATCTTCTTAATCTTAGTCATTAAGATTCTTGTAGATAATTGTGGTGTGGTCATTATTAAATACTCATATCACGATGTGGTGGTTCATGTTTATTACTGCAATGTGGACATGTCATTGAATGGGTCTTAATGAAACCATCGGTTGCAATACTCCACCACAAATCACATTTCTCACAAACAAAATGATATATCTTTTCAACACTAAAATTCATACTTTATTATCTCATATTTATAAGGTTTATTCAAGAGGGTTTTCGTAAGTTCATAATGAAATCATGAAACTCTTCTGTTCCTCTTTGATAAGGTTCTCCGTTCACACGGTATTGAAGATTGACTCCATTCTCAGTGCAATAACAGATCAACCAGTTTAATACATCACTTCTAATAGTAACACCACACTCCACTACACTCCAATATTCTCCACCAGTCCATTTCTTCGGGACAATGATCACATCAGATTTGTCGGGTTTCATCCATTCGGGTATCTTCTTTAAATTCTCTTCTCGTTTCCATCCACAATCATATGATGCATTGCAAAAAGACTTTGCATAGATATGTCGTTCTTCCCAAATTGAACACCCATCACCGACTTTACAATAGTGACAAGGGATTCCACCATATATTCTATTACTATAATCAGTGTCTTCGGGTTGAATCTTACTAGTGATGTAATTCGTTTCCATTGCACCATTGAAGAAAGGTTCATCATGGTCAGTTCTCCATTCACAACACTTAGTGCAACCATCACATTCTCGTGTGGTATCGACTAGACCTTGAAGTTCTTTAAAGTTGGCCACGTTGCTCATTCATCAATACCTTTTCTAATGTCTTTGAATCCATCCACTCATGGAATTCTCTTGATCCCAATCTATTGAATCCACCATGAACCATGTATTCACAATCGATTCTCCATTTCTCAACGTGAATGATTAACCAGTTCAATACCACTCCTGTCATGGGTTTACTCATTTCGGTGACTGCCCAATAATCATGTTCTCCATTATCACCCCACTTCTTCTTTGCAATAATGATACCTGATTGATTTGGTTGCATCCAGTCAGGTATACGAAAATCCTTATCCCCTAACCATTCACAAATAAATCGTCTGCATGGATTCAGTGGTCGTTTGTCATAGACAGTGCAACCAACTCCTTGATCAATATATTGGCAGGGTCTGCCGGGATACATTGATGTCAATTCATGACCTTCAACTTCAATATCAGCGTGCAACCATCCTTCACAACATGCAGTGCATGTCCCACAAGATCGATTTGGTTTTGGGCCTTCCAGTTGGACTACTGGAATATCACTGAGTTTTTGGTTGTTCTTCATCGGGATATTCATCGGGACATAGGTATGTTCCATCTCTGTCATTATAACACAGGCCTGGCAAAATCTCAATAGACGAACAACTAGTGAAGGTTATACTCACTAGTATAATCAGAAATGTCTTGATCATCTAACCACACTCTGATAAAAACTGTTCTCTCATCTCAACTTCCTTCGTCACCTCTTCAATGACTTCTTCAAGAATTGCAAGTGGTTTATCCACCAACAATGCTTGACCGTCATTCTTCGGTTGAAGGTCATTTCGAATGATCAAGAGTTTATTTAAAATCTTCATATTCTCCATTATCATACTCGTTTGAAGGAATTCCATCCTTCTATTAATCTCCCATGACATTCACAATGAAATGGTTCTGCCATGTGTTCTTCGGTGGTCTCGTAGTCGAAAGTTATTTCTTCACCTTCCTCAATCTTTCGTCTTGCAACGACCAACCCTTCTTTTATTAATTCAACCACTACTATTACTGCACTCGGATCACAATGATGATTCATAAAACCACCGTTGACATCTTCAATGTGTTTATCCCTTACTTGGATAGATGTCCGAGTTGGGACATCAAACCCATTTCCGTCCAAAACCAAGATGAGTTGATTCTTGTCAATTTGCTGACTTGCAAATAAACCCGAATAATCTCCCTTAATTCTTTTTATCTTTACCATGTTTTTTAGTGGTGGAGCGAATAGGAATCGAACCTACGACCTACTGGATGCAAACCAGTCGCTCTCCCTACTGAGCTACCGCCCCAAGACTAACTATTTCTTTTTACGTCTACTCTTGGGTGGAGCAATACCACCTTTGTAGGCTTCGTTCCTACGTTTCGTAGATTTGTCATCAGCCTTGAATTTACCTTTGGCACCTCTTGCTCTCTTATTACGATCCGCAGGTGTTATTCCATCGACATATGCTTCATTGACATCCGTAGTGGTTGGATCATCTTTGATGTAATGTCCTTTCTTATTCCTTGCACGTTCTCCCGAACCACCAAGAAAAAAAGATCGAAACCAACTACTCATTCCAAATCGTCCACGTCTAGGTTTTTCACTTCTAGCCATTATCCTCTTCCTCTTTATTACTAAACACAACTCCACCTCGTCTGACGAGTTCATTTCTGATCTTCGCTCTCAACTTCGGTTTCGTTCTCTCATTATTAAATGCTTCAAGAAGATCACTCTTACTTTTACACTTCATATAATTATATTCCCAACGAGTTATACTACCACCAGTGGCAGTCCTTTTCCATTGTTTTACTGTCGGCCCAAACTTAATCGGCATGGTATAAATCTCCAACTGTGAAGAAATTCTTATAAACACTCTTGTAATTCAAATTTGGATTTTCTTCATGTTCCAAACAACATTCTGCACCACAAAAGAACACTCGACCAATAGTTGAACTTGGAACATTCTTCCAATATTTCAATCTCTCATGTGGAAACTCAGTTCCACAGTTATTACATTTAATCAATTGAGGCATCTTTTAATTCCTTTGGTAGTATGTAGTCTTGAAACTTTGGTTTTATTTCTTCAACATTCTCTGATTCTAAAAACTCTTGAGTGTCGTCATTTCTTCCAAACCATAATCTCAATTCATATTTTTCCCCTTTGAGAATTGGTTCCACTCCATTAAATCTATGACTAATATTATTCCAACAAATGATCGATCCTTCTTTTGGATAGATTATATGAGCATCCACTTGAACTCGACCACCCCTGTAACCCTCGTTCAATTCAACTACCACACATGCAGTGTCATTTCTTTCCATCCCATCTAAATTAAATGGTCTAGATGCATCAACTGGATATCTGATAATTTGTGCAAAATGGATTACTTCATAATCCATATCAGTTGGTAAAAAGGGTTGAAGTTTTTTCACGATGTAGTCAAAGTCTTTATTCCCATCACTACTAAAAGTATACATCTCCTTTCCAAAGTCATCTTTAAATTTCAATCTATGATTGTCTGAATCATTCACTGCGACTGGTTGAAAATCTTCTGTCAACTCTCCTTCCTTACATTGAGTAAATGGAAGTCTTGTGAATCGATCTATGATCAATGAACACTCATCACTAGTCAATGCTTGATCAAAAATAAATAATGTGTCTGCTAGTCTAAGCATTTTTTTGAGGATTGAAAAATTGGACTTGAGTGAATCTCCACTTATCGTCCTTATATGAATTATAATCTTCGATGTATCCACCATGCAATCTGTTGCCGGGAAAAATGACACATCGATTAAATTTGTGAGGGATTATTCGTTCTAGAGTAAACAGTTCTTCTACTGGATATAGTAAATTGAATCGTTCATCATTGGTTATCCATTCTCCGTCATAAACGGCAGTTCCACCATCTTCCTCTTTGTCCAAATAAATGATGCAATTTAACACTGCGGAAGTGTCAGGAGTGTCGAACCGATCATCGGTGTGTGGGTAATGTTGGACTTTTGGATCAAATTCGGTTATTGTCTGAAAACAGTTAAACTCATACATTATGTCCCAATGGTAAGTTGCCTTCCAATAATACTGTCTGCAAATATTCAGTATTCTTTCCATCTCTGTAAAATAGGTTCGAGTCGGATGTGCAATGTTGTATACCAATCTACAATCATTGTAAACTTTGGAATTACTACTATTTCTTTCGGGATTGTATTTCCAATAAGGATATGACTGATTACTTAACCACTCATAAATCTCTTCGGAATTCTCATAGATATTATCGATGGTTACTGTCAATCCATCGAAAGAATGTTCTAGTTTTGATGAGAATTTAAATAATTCGTCTAATGCAAATTGCTTTTTCATAATCTACTATAATCAATTAGTTTTCTTCCACATCCGATTCAAATGCACCACTGTAATCCATCCCACCTTCGTTGTTCCAATCATCCCTTGCCCGAGAGTCTTCTTCATCTTCATCATGAGACTTTGAATATTCATCATTATCGTATGGGTCTTTTGTCTTTTCCCAAACAGTTCCCTTTCTCCAATCTTCTAAGTCTGACTCATCCAATTCTATCAGGAGAGTTTTACTATTTTCTCGTGTGAGTTTTCTGAGGTGTCTCCCCAATTCTTCATCATTAGGAAAATCCTTACAAAGTTGTAAGAGTTCTAGAACTCCTAAAGATTGATGTTCTTTATCTCTGATCTGTATCATTAAAAAATCCATAGGACATGTCTTGTCCTGTTTCGTTATTGTCTATAATATCTCTGTGTTTCAAATTGAAACTCAAAGATATCCGTTCATATTTATCATCCGTTTCTTCATAGTTTGGTGGAACGGAGTGCATGATGTATGACGGCCACATTAGAAATTCACCATCCATTGGATGGACAAACATTTCACTGTCAACTCCCGCGACTCCTGTAAATTCGATGTTGGGCATATCTTCCCTTGATTGAGGATGATCAGGTGCATTGTGACTAAAATTACTCATGATATTTGGACTATAAAATCTGATCGGCATTGTTGAAGGTGATGTTTTGATATACCATGTTCCTGAGATATGTGAATGCACATGATTATGAATTTCATGTTGATGATGTCCTTCATAACGACTGATCCATGAAAACAAATGAATATCATTTCTGTTGAGATGATCAACAGGTTCTTCAAAAGTCCCTGAGATGAATGAAATGTAAGTGTCTTTAATTCTGTCTGAAAATTCTTTATACCACTCAAACTCATGCATTGCAGTTCTTATATCTTCATCAAAATAAGTGGTGTAATCTCTTGATGTGTTCCCGACATTTCTTTCAGAAATGATTGAAATAAGTTCTCTCGCACTCTCTGTGACTAGTTCAGTGTCAATATCCAAAATTCCCCTTAAAAAGGGGATTGAAAATACTGGTAGAATGTCTGCCCTTGCGGGTTCAAATTTTGGTTCTCTACTCTTCGGAGTTTCCGTCATCTTTCTTTCTCGGAAATAAACCAATTGATGGTCGTCTACTATTTCCTTCATCCTCTAATTTCACTCCAACACCAACTGCTGGTTCACCTTTGATGGTGACATTTCTATAATAAATCACTACTTCACCCAACTCTCTGATGTATCGTCTGAGTTCTTGCATGTTTGCACTCATCGCTTCGTAATCACCAATAGTGGTTGCAACGAATACGATACTTCCACCATTTTGTTTTGCGATCTCATCTAAGAATCGATCAAGGTAAGTGTATCCTTCGGGCCAATCGTTCTCTTTACCCAGTTTACAAGTCTTGTCTTCATTCCTTACTCTTTTGCCTTCCTCGTTTTTTACACAAGGATTTGCAATGACCGCCTCTGATACCACATACCATGTTGGTTCAATCAAATTGACTGCTCTTGGTAATTGTGGTTGCATGATATCAATCTCTATGGGTTTAGAGACTATCTCCACTTCCTTGGTTCCCATCAGGGAACAACTACTAATCAGTGGGATCAGGATTAGTAAGCTGATTAAGTTCTTTAGTATCATTTTCTATACTCTCAAATACATCCGCGGTTCCTTTATTGATTCGGTTCTCAATCAGGCCAGGCTTTGCTTCTGCGAGTTGATTTAAATTATGTCTACGAAAAATATCCAAATATCGATTCATGTCTTCCTCGATTTCTGCATTGCGTGTCTGCATTTGCATCAAAGATTGTCCTTGTAATTCATAGGACTCTTTCATGACCTTCATCGTTTCTTTTTGTTCTTCTACTGCAATCTCTAACTTGTAATTATTTGCTTTCAGAGTTTGATTGTCCTGATACAAAAAATAACTAAAGAGACCCAAAGCAACTAGAAGACCAATTAATATCTGTTGCATTATTTTTCCTCTATTTTATAATCCAAGTTCGCACCACGAACTTCAACTATTTTCTTGGTTTCCCAATCTCTGAATTTTAAGTGATTTGGTTTCTTGATCAGTATCCTCTTCGCATTATAATTTGACCGATACATATGTCCACCTTCGGACTGTCTGTATACGGTGATTTCAAATTCATCAAGAAAGAGATGAATGAACCATTTCCATATTTTTTTCAATCTATTCTTCATAATTTGACCGAGGGAATCTCCCTCTTCCTTCCAATATATAGCCACCTATCTCCTAAACTTATCCTTCATAGTCTTATTTAGGAGATTTTTAGGTAGGGTCGGGGGTTCTCAATGCCTTGAGTTGATCAATTGTTGATCTTGCACTGGTGTGTAGGATTCCTATTCCACCATTTTTTTCCCAAGCATCGATGTTTCTTTGTCTATCGTCAATCAACACACAATTTTTCATTGCAAATCCACCCTTCTGATTACCATTATAGGTGCAAGTGACTACAACATTAGGACTGACCCACTGTTTGATCCACTCATTTTTGTCGTAAACAACCAGTTCTCTGTTAATAGTCCCAGCTGCAGTCAAAATTTCCCAAGGTAATTCGGTGTGTCTGATGTATGCAAGTAAATCATGCATATCCACCATTGGTGGTAGATTTCTAAAGAGTCTTTTGTTCGTTAATTCTAACTTTCTTTGATCATAGATCATGTGACCATTATTATCAGGTGTTAATGGTTCTCCAATCATGGCAGAACAACCCTGTATAAAGTCGGCAAGGACTCCATCCATGTCTACAAATATTCTTTTTATGTTCATAATATATCTCACAAGATAAACGTCTAAACCCTCATCTTACATACATATTATCTCATTATTGCGGAGGCATTGTCAACCCTTTTCCAGTATTTTTCAAAGATTTCGACCTCATCTCTATACGCTTCTCGTTCCCATGGTTGACTCATATATTGGTCATAAAGTATGTTTTTTCTCTCATTCCACCTCAAATTTGCCGATAAATCACCCTTCAAAAACTGTTTTGCATGGATTAATTCATGTCCAAGATTCAACATTATCTCATCGAAAGGAAAGTCCGAGTCTTCTGACCCTCTTGCAATTTCTATTTCAACACTGTTTCGGTTTCCCCAACACAATGCATAGTAATTGTTCTCACATCTATTCACCACTTCAATGTCTATGTCAATGGGTCTCATTGCTCGTGGCATGTAATGAAAGATCACGTCTCTCACATACTCTCTAATTCTTTTCTTCTGTGCAATCCGACCCTTGATTCCGACAAATATGTTCCAACCATCTACCATGGTAACATCGTCATCCCTATTTGTCTAAGAATAAACTCTATGATTATAAAGAAAACCCCACAAACTACGATCTGATAAAACCACCACTTCCAACCAGTCAGTGACCTTGACCATTGTGCAAGTTTACTGTTATGTGCCTTGTCATATGCACCAGTTTTATTACCTATCTTTTCCGCCCAGTAATTAGGGTCTACAAAATTCTTGATTGATTTTAAAAATTTAATAACCATTCTCTTCTTTCTCACACTGAAGCTCTTCATCTACTTCTTCACCACAAAATGGACAGTTACAGATGTGATACCCACCATTACTATTCTCAGACATTTCATGTTCAATGACACTTTCTGATTGACACTTGTCACAATGTAAGAGAATTCTAATCATTGTCTCTCCAACTTTTAGTGTCATAATCTTTTGGGATGTATTCATCCTCTGCTAATCCACTGTCTACCATAATTATGTTGTATAGATTTTCATACGTCTTCTTCTTTCCATCCATTGTTGCATATGGAAGTGCATCAAGTGTTGAATATGGAAAATCAAATCCTGCGGTCAGGATTCGAACTTCTTGAAACTCACGATCAATTTTATTGAACAGGTGTTTCCACCTCTCACAAATAATGTCTTGGTTCGCAGGAGTTGGTAAGTATAATTTATATTCCTTCATTGGTCACCCATTCTGCAAATTCAGTGTAACCACCGATGTAATTAAATTTATCAGTGTCGTAAAGAACCTCATTCAATACGTTGGCTTCCTTGAGTTCAATGATTTGAGGAAATGTCCTTGCATCAGGAAATTTCTCTTTGAGTTCTTCTCTAGTGAAATCTTCATCCAGTTGATGGTAGATGTAATCAATATTTTTATTGTGACACATCCTCTTGGCTGCATCACAAAATGGACAGTTTGGTTTACCCCATATCTCAATCATCATCACCAAATGTATCCTATATTAAAAGACAAGATGTTGTCACTGAATGGGTCTTCCGTATAAATGTTCTTAAGACCTATCTTTACTTTGTCTGTCAACAAATAATCAAATGACGTTTCATTTCTAATTAACGGAGTGTTTGCAGATTCATAAAGAAACTTATTTGTGAACTTTACTTTGGGTGCAACTTTATAAAAGAACCAAAGACTGTTCCTTATGATAATCTCATCTTCATTTAACAAACCTATTGCAATTTCATTACTCATTTTAATCTTTTCCGTTCTCAGGATTTTGTAACCCCAACCCATATTGATCTGCCGTCTAGAATCTAGGTCTCTGAATTCATTATAATCGTATCGAACTAATCCGAATACATATTGTTTTGTATCGAATTCATATCTCTGTTTGAATGCAATCAACCCTTTGTTCGTGATTGTTTGTTCATTTCTATCTTGATAACGATAATCAAATTCAATATCATTTTCAAATCTTTTACCTTGCCAAGAATAATCTACACTTGTGGTAAATGACAGATCACCATCGTCAAATTTACCACCAAGATCAAATTGACCAGTGGCATTGGCTTGAGTTGATGCAATGAATAATATTCCAATTGCACAAACAGCACCAATTATTGCAAAGATACGTTCAAGTTTAGGACTCATCCCTGACCCCGATATGCTTTATATGATCTTCTTTTATTTTTATTCATTGTTGATGTACTAATTTTAGTTTTCCGTCCACGACCACCTCTTCCAATCGATGATGCTTTTTTATGTTGAACCCAAAACTTTTTCATTCTTTCTCATTATTAAAGAGAGGCACACTGATATATTCACAATAAATATTCTCGTCATCACAAATTAGGATGTTCGTTCTTAACCCACATTTATCACCATCGCAACTGAGTTTGATTAGATGATCGTTGGGATAAATGTTTGCCCCACCTATGTAAGGAATAAGTGAACAACCCTGTAGCATTAACAGTAGTATAATTATAACTTTTGTCATGTGTTTATCTTTATCACTCCTATCAGTGACACTAGAAATAACACTACACTGAGACCAAAAATAATCTTCACTGCCTTATTCATATTAATTTTCTCAACCAATATATACAAAAAGATAGGCAAGCACCTAAAACAATAATAACCCACCAAATAGAGAATCTATAATTTAATATCTTATCAATTAATTTCTTCATCTTCTTCTCCTATAATTTAAATCCGTCAAAGGTATCGTCCTCTACGTCTTGTTTAATTCCACCAATGACATAAGATTCAATCTCTGTCTCTTGTGGTGCATTCTGTAACCCTCTACTAGTGAACCAATGTTGTGTCCATGGTAATGGATTATTCGTGGAAGGAATATCGTATATAGGTTTTAGTCCAATTGCACGAAGTCTCCTGTTGCAAATGAATTCGATGTAATTCCCTAGAACCGTAGTGGACAATCCAATAATTGAACCTTCCTTGAATAAGAACTCTGCCCAATCCTTTTCTGTTTTGACTGCCTCTTCATAGAGTTCATACACTTCCTTCTCACAATCTTTCATGACCTTAGTCATGAGTTTATCCTTCTCAAATTTCTGATAATTCTTGATGATGTGTTGAGTGATTGCAAGATGTTGTGATTCATCTCTTGCAATCAAACTAATAATCTTTGCACTTCCTTCCATAAGTTTCAGTTCACCAAATGCAAAGGAACATGCGAATGAAACAAAAAATCTAATTCCCTCTAAGATGTTAACTGATACTAGGGTAAGGTAGAGTCCCTTATAAAGGTCGTATTCATCCACTTTTAGACCTAACAATTGTCTTCGTCCTAGTGCAATGAACTCATCATACTTTTTAGTGACCATTTCTGCTCGTTTAATGATTGCTGGTTCAGTAATTATGGTGTCGAACACATCACTTGGGTCTGCATAAACATTCTTTATGATATGAGTGTATGACCTTGAGTGAATTGTTTCCATGAAGTCCCATGCAATAATAGAAGACTCAAGTTCAGGTAGAGAGACAAATGGTAGAAATGCTATGGATGGCCCTCTGCCCTGAACCGAGTCTAAAAGAGTTTGATATCTCAAATTGGAAGTGAAGATATGTTTTTGTGCATCATTCATTGTTTGAAAATCTACACGATCTTTCTGTAAGGATATTTCTTCGGGTCTCCAAAAGAATCCTAATTGTTTCTGTGTGAGTTTGTCAAAGACAGGATACTTAAAGGTATCAAATCTCTGAGTGTTCAGTGGTTCACCAAAGAACATCTTCTCTTTAGTGAAGTCTATATTTTTCTTGTTAAAAACTGTCATCTTATCCACCCTTCTTTGTTGCTGGATAATTGTTTTCGGGTCGTACATAGTCAGGTGAAACTTCTGATGGTTTTTTGATATATTTCTCAGATTTATGAGGTCTCTTCACTTCGTCAAATGTGAAGTTATTGATATACTTTGCCACCTCTTCTGAGTCCATTCCTTCATAAACATTAAGAAGCCAGTCTGCCATTCTCTTCTTCTCAGGTGATTCATCGTCAGTATCATAACGATTCCGTCTTCCATCAAAATCTAACACTGTTCTAGGTTCTGCATTTATTCCTGCTTTGTTATCCCATGTCATCTCATAGGTTGCATCAGGCATCTCTCTGACCTTACCTAAGTCATTAATGAAATGAAGAAAGACATGATAACTATACTCACCTAATAAATAATCTCTCCAATGTGCAATGTTCGGGCCTTGGTAAACGAAGATGTCGCCTGGCTCTAAATCAAAACGAACTGAACCTGCCTCTACTCTATCCCTATTTTTTAATGCTTGGGTTTCTTCATACAATGTCTCTTGGTCTTTTCGTTTTAGTATCCAATTCTCAGTTGAGTTGCCCCATAGTGTCCATGGAGTGTTATCATCTGTCTTATAATCCAAACAGAGAGTGACACTTATTTCACATGATGGTCTATCTGAATGTGCTTTGAGATATGCACCTCGATAATATTTTCTTGTATAAGAATAGGTCTCTCTTAATTTGAGATTGAGATAATCTCTTAGTTTATTTCTGACATAGTGGTGAAGTGCAACTGCTGGTGGGAAACAGTAGGCACCGTGTGATTTTTCTAATGAACTTTGAGGAGATTCTTGAATGATGTCTACTTCTCTGTCACCAAAGTATAATTTTTGTTGATCAGGATTATTCTCAATGACTTTCCATGCATCCAAAGTCATCGTGATAATCTCTTTAGGGATAAAATCTTTTAGAACAATATATCTATCGTTAACAAAATCTAGTGTGGTTTGATCAGTGAATCCAGTGTAAGGAGTCTCCTTATCTGAATGTTCATCATGAACCTTTTCTTTTATTCTCTTGTCATATCGCGCAAGTTTCGCACTCGTCACCGTCATCATCTACCTCAATTCCAACAGGAAGGTCTTCCTGTATTACATCCTCTATTTTTCCATCCATTGTATTCTGATAATATGCAGTCTTCCATCCATATTTATATGTAGTCAACAAGTCCTTTGCCATGACTGAGATTGGCACCTCATGATTATCATAATGTTCGGGATTGTATGACCAATTTCCACTGATGGACTGATCAAAAAACTTTTGCATCACTGAAACAATATTAATATACCCCTCATTGTCTTTCATATCCCATAATAATGTATAATTATTCTTCAAATGTTGATACTGTGGAACCACCTGTTTTAAAGTTCCCCTTTTACTCTTTTTAACACTGATATAGTCTCGTGGGGGTTCTACTCCATTCGTTGCATTAGAGACCACTGAGGAGCTCTCAGAGGGCATCTGAGAAGATAGTGTAGAGTGTCTTAGACCATGGTCTAAAATTGACTTTCTGAGCTTCTCCCAGTCACATTTTAACTTAAATTTACCCAATGTATCCACATCTTTCTTATAGGTATCAATGGGTAGTATTCCTTGTGAATACTTGGTTCTATCGAACCACTCACATGCACCTTTTTCTTCTGCAACTGCATTAGACGCCTTCAATAATGAATACTGAAACTGTTCAGACAGTTCATGGACTAAATCTAATGCAACAGGGTCTTCATATTTGACCTTATTCTTTGCAAGAAAATGTGCAAGTCCAATATAACCAATACCCAATGAACGTCTGTTTTGGGTTGAAACCTCTGCAGCCTTCACTGGGTATTTTTGATGATCTATCAGTTCTTCAAGACCTCTCACTGATAAATCACACAAGTTATCAAGTTCTTCTAACTTAATAATTCCAACATTAATTGCACTTAAAATGCAGAGTGCAATCTCTCCCTCTCCATCAATATGTTGAATCGGGTCTGTTGGTAAAGTAATCTCTTGACAAAGATTTGACATGTTCACTTTGTCAAGAAAACTACTATGAGTATTGGCATGATCTATGTTCATGACATAGATTCTACCTGTCTCTGCTCTTTCTTTTAAGATATCAGTGATCAGTTCTCTTGCACTAACTTTCTTCTTAGGTATGGAAGTTGCTCTTTCATACTTCTCATAAAGTTCATCAAACTCATCTGTTCCAAATGCCTCATAGAGACCTTCGACATGATGAGGTGAGAATAATGTAATATCTTGATTGTTAAGGAACCTTTCATAAAAGAGTTTAGACATCTGAATTGAGTAATCCAGTTTCCTTACTCTGTTGTCTTCGGTTCCTTTATTGTTCTTTAGAACAATAATATCTTCAATCTCTTGATGCCAAATTGGAAAATGCACGGTTGCACTTCCACCTCTAACACCATTCTGAGTGCAACATCTAACTGTTGACTCATATTTTTTTAAGAAGGGGATCACTCCTGTGTGTTGGACTTCTCCACCCCTTATCTTTGATCCTAATCCTCTAATCCTTCCTGCGTTGATTCCAATACCTGCTCTCTGTGCAACGTATTTTCCAATTGCATTGTCTGATGAGAATATTGAATCAAGTGTATCATCTACATCCACTAAGACACAACTTGCAAATTGTTTAAGTGGTGTTCTTACCCCTGCCATGATTGGAGTTGGTATGTTAATTTTAAATGTTGAAATTGCATCATAATATCTCTTGACGTAATCTAAACGAGTCTCTTTCGAATATCTCTGAAAGAGTGTCATTGCAATTAACATATACATGAACTGTGGTGTTTCAAAAACATGACCTGATGATCTATCTTGAACCAAATACTTGTCTACAATTTGTTGAAGACCTGCCCAAGTGAAATCTAAATCTCTACCATGTTTAATGTATGCGTCCAGTGATTCTATCTCTGAACTGGAATACTTTCTTAAAATCTCACCATCGTAAACACCCTGTGTGATGTTTCTTTCTACGATGTCTAATAATGACGGATAAATCTCTGCATCTTTCCACTTAGTGTTGAATACCTGTTTCTGAATTGCAAACAATAAAAGTCTTGCCGCAACGAATTGGTAATTAGGATTGTCTAATGAAATTAAGTCTGATGCAGATCGGACTAAAATGTTTTGAATGTCCTTAGTGGTGATACCATCGTAGAATTGTAAACCACTGTTCATTTCTACTAATGATTCACTAACCCCTGTGATTCCTCTACAGGATTTTTCTACCATTCTATGAATCTTTTCTAAGTCTATCCCGACTCTCTTTCCATCGGACTTAATGACCTTCATTTCTGAATTCATATCTTTTTATACTCCGTCAATTTCAGTTTTGCTGAAAGACCATCAAATATTGAAGTATTAATAATATCAAGAATCACACTCTGACTTAACCCATTCATAATCATTTCATTAACATCTTTTAAATCACTCACCCTTTTGTCGTTCCATATACAAACTTTATAACCAAGATCAATCACCTCTTTAAGTTTTTTGACTATCTCTCTACTACGAGGTTCATTATCAAAAATGATTACTGCATTGTCTTTGATACTATTGTCTAATTTCTTAAAGTCACTACCACCGACTGCAATACTGTTTGGTAGGAATAAACTGTCTATCGGCCCTTCTGTCACATAGACGGTTTTAGTTTTGTCCACTCTATTAATGTTGTAGATAAGTGGAACATCCTCTAGGAATTTCATTGTTAAGTATCTTAATGGTGAGTCATTAATCGCTCGACCTGATACTCCAACTAATTCCCCACTCTCTGAAAAGAATGGCAATACGATTCTTGGGTCATTTCCTAAAACTCTATCTTCATATTTCTTCGATAAATTCGACAAATGTTGTGAATTATCGACATAGAAGAGTTCTTTTATTTTCTCGTCAGGAATCTTTCTGTGTTGAAGATAATCTCTAGAAACAATCTTGTCCCATGCTGGCCAACAGACTGCCCTGAGTGTCTCAACACTGATATTTAGTAAATCTTGTTTTGGAGTAAACTTGAATTCGTTGGAAGAAGGCATCTTTTTTACCTTCGGTGTTACCCCTGATTCTTTTAACCATTCAACCAAATATTCTCGATGAATGGTAGGGAAATTATCCTTAAGAAAATGGACTGTAGAGGTTGCCTTGCCACAATTGTGACACTTATAGACAAAGTTTTGTTCCACCACAAAATGATATCCCCTCGCTTTGTAGTCATTCTTTTTAGAATCACCACAATAGGGACATCTGTGATTTAATGTATTATCACCCTTCCATTTGGCTTGATCCAAGTGAACCAATGCCATAGAAAGATACTTTCTTTCTAACCATAGCATTATACTATTATACTATGATTAGGGTATCTTTACAAGATGGTTTTAGGTTATTTCTGCAAGTCTTGCGTCGAGTTTTGCAATTTGAGTATTATAAGACTCCATTGCTACATCGTAAGATGCAACTGCAGCTTCAAGTGCTTCATCTTCCAAATCATCACCATATGAAGGAACTTCTAGTTCTTCTTTGGCTGCTGTAAGTTTAGCAATTTCTTCTGAATGATCTACTTCTACTTCTTCTGTTACTTCTTCGACTACTGTTTCTTCGTCTGCCATGATTACTCCGTTATTAAAGTTTATTACTTATTTATGTATTAAAAATGTTCCTCAGATCGTTTTGTTAGAACTTCACAACTATTTTGGGTTACTACAAGAGTATGTTCCCATTGTGCAGAATTCTTTCCATCTACTGTTTCTACTGTCCAATCGTCTGATAAAACTTTAGTGTCATAAGTTCCTGCGTTGATCATAGGTTCAATGGTGAGACACATACCTTTTCTCAACTGGAATCCTGTTCCACGTTCTCCGTAATGTAAGACCTTTGGAAAGTCATGATAAATCTCTCCAATCCCATGCCCACCGTAATTTCTAACAACTGAATATCCATTTTCCTCTGCATGTTGTTGAATTGCATTGCCTATGTCACCCAAATATGCACCGTCTCTTACTTCTTTTATTCCTTTATAAAGACACTCTTGAGTAACTCTTACCAACCTATCCTCGTTTGGTTGAGTGTTACCCACTAAAAACATCTTAGAAGTGTCACCGTGAAAACCATCTTTCTTTACAGTGACATCAATGTTTAGAATATCACCATGTTTTAATGTCTGATTATAGATAGGAATACCATGACAGACAACATGATTTACACTGGAACAGATTGTTTTTTCAAAACCTGTGTATCCAAGATTAGCAGGAACTGCACCTTGTTTACGAACTATGTAATTATAACACATGTAATCAAGTTCACCAGTTGATATGCCTGGCAAGACTTCATCAGTTATCATGTCCAAGACTTCTGCCGCAAGTCTCCCTGCGATTCTCATCTTCTCTATATCAGCGGGTGATTTTATCATTGACCTTCGGAAGTTTGTCTTTTGGAATCTGTAGAACGTATCTGTTCTCAACCACTGGTGGTGGTTTATGATATTGACCTTGAGGTCTTGCAATTAATCCTGTTGAAGTAATCAAAAGTAACACAGCCAATGGGTCAAACACGAAAATGATTGCATAAATGACCGCTCTAACTGCATTGTCAAGGTACTTGACAGACTCTTCTTCTCCATAAATCACCTCTGCAAGATACTTAATCGGGCCTATTTCCTTCTCAAATCCAAGTATTTCCTGTTCATGAACAAATCTTTCATCTCTTAACTCTGATATTATAACATAAATGTCATCAATCTCCGAGTTGATTTCGTCAGTTTTTCCAATTACCTCATTTTGTCCTGAATTATTTAAAGTTTGAAGTCGCTGTATTTCGGTGTTTGAAGTGTTTATAGTGTCTTGTGCCTGTTGTCTGTAGGTGTCAATGGTTGTCTGTAATTTATCTATTTGTGCATTTGCATCCAGTTGGAGTTTATCTCTCTGAGGTTGTTGATCCTTTCTTACTTGAATACCTAGTGCAACATTATCCGTGATCTCTCTATTGAATGCACTTCCTGATGTGACTGTTCCCTGTTCTGTATAACTCTTGACAATCTCATCTAGTGCATCTATGTCTTCTTTAAGTCTTCCACGGATATCATCTATCTGTCCCTGTGCATAATCTATATCACCTTGAACCCTGTCCCATGCACCATCTCTTATTGTTTCCTGTGCATTAACACTGTCTGTTATGTCAAATTGACCCCTACCAAGTGTATCAAGTCTTGTGGTAAGGGTCTTAATTTTGTTTTCTTGTCTTAGGATTTGAGTGTTGTATCGATCAACTTCTGCTTGTGATGATGCAGTTGCATAAGAAGTGTCTGAAGATGCTTTTGCAAGGTATCCAAAAATACCCAATGAGGTGATCAACATGAGAATAATGACTGCCCCAACCATGAAATATTTTTGGTAGTTGAGTCTGTCCCAAACTATGTGTAGGTATGCAGCGGTGACAAGTTTACCAAATTCCAATACACCTGTCATGATCACAATTCCTAACCATGCACCAGCAAAAATGGTTGCAAGACCAAGGACTGAGAAATATGCAGCGATAGATGCAATTGAGATTGCACTGAACAAAGCAAGGTAGTTCAAAAATTTAATCATAATGTAAGGTTACTTCTTTTCTAAGGCAGCTCTTTTCCAAATCTCATATTGTTTCTTTTTCTTTTTCTTTCTTACTATGGGTTGATCTGTGGACACAGCAACCCCTGTTGCATTAATAGGTGCATCTTCTTCTATGGATTCGTTAAATTGCTTGAATGTTTTAATATAAGTCATCTGCTGTTACCAATACTCTGTCACCTTGAATGAAACCGACATATAAATTTATACCGTAAATTGCACTATGTTCTGCTACCACATCAATCTCTTCTTTCAGTGGATATATTCTCGCATTTTGTTCTAAAGGTCTCCTTAATCTATACTTAATACCTGTTCCAACTGTAGTCAATTCATTGATCTCTACCAGTTGTTGTGTAGTAAGCATGTCATTATCCCTTAGATAATTATAAAATCTTTCACATAATTCATTTGCTTGTTCTTCATCCAGTTCACACTCTTCCTTCAATAGTGCAAGTGCAACTGCGTATGATGCAAATACGGTTTTCCCAAATGGGACTTTACTTATTATCCTCTTGAGATTAAAAACTAACCTTGTTAAAGGTGTTATTGTTGCCTTCTCTTCTTTTGTTGACGGATCATTAGGAATCCATTGTTGTTTATTGTCGGGATGTCTTTTCGACTTAATTCTTGCTCCCTTTTTATCAATAAACCCCATCTTATATGCAGGCATATCTTCCCACTTAGTGGTCAACATTTTAAGAATACGAAATACAATTAATGTGTCTATAACTCTCATATATCTATTTATGCATTAAGAATGTGGAGCTGGTGGTCAGATTCGAACTGACGACCTGAGGTTTACAAAACCCCTGCTCTGGCCAACTGAGCTACACCAGCTTAGAGGTCTCGGAGTCTTTGTGTAAGTTCATCATCTAAGGGAATGTCTGTTTTCCACCCCTCTTCAACATATCCTAAGAAAAGGAACATAGTTTTGAGAGATGACCAATAGTTATCCTCTTTGATTTTGAATTCTAACATCCTCATGCATGGATCGAATCCAAATACATTGAAGAGTGTTATTAAATGATTTAACATGAGACGTTCTCTCAGTTCACCATTTTCATGGTATCTGTGGAGAAGTCGTTTGAGGTATCTGAATCTACGAACATCCTCTTGGAAGTCCTGAATGTCGATACATTGAGGGTCATCATAGTAACTTAAGGCAAAAGCCTGAAAGTTCTTGACTGTGAGTTTTTCAAAATCACTCATAATATAATGATATTTAGTTGTTTAAGTTTGACTTAAACTAGAGAACCGTAGACTTTATAACTACCTGTATCTAACTTTTCGTATCTGACTGAGAGATTAACTATTCTCTCTTCGACTTCAATCTCATCATGAGGTGTGTCTACTGTCTTACCGAAAATATCACCATATCTTTTGAATGGGATTTCAATTGCACCGTTTTCACCGATTTCAACATCATCCATTGCACCTTCCACCATTGCAAGTCCAAGTAATGAAAGTTTTGCTTCCATTTGATTGAACGCTGCTTCGGGATTCAAGTATTCCAATGTTGCTGTTGCACCGAGAATTGCATTAATTTTTTGAACGACAGCAGGGTCATCTATATCGTGTGGGATATGTTCAGAGGATAATGCCGCACTTGGATATATCCCTGCTTCTTCTGTAAATTGTTTAAATCTTTTCATATTTTTCCTTAAGCTATATGTGACCTATAGAACTCCATATACATGTAGTTCCTAATCATATATTATGCTACTACTGTAATTGTTCCAGCAAGTGTTCCGATACCAGCTACGGAAGTAATGGTTGCATTACCACCACCAACTGTATCTACTATTGTTGAACCACCAGCGTGAGCTACAGCATTTGCACCAACACTCAATACATCATCTGCATTAGTAGCTGCGTTTGCTGCTGCTATTACAAGATTAAATGTAAGTTGGTTAGTTGTTGAACCTGATGCGTATACTAATACATGTGGCCCTCTACCTGAACCTGAACCTTCGTTTCCGTTGGTTACAGATAAAGTAGGTGAACCTGTTACAGTTACCGCTTCGTTATAACTTACTGTTGCAGATAGTGTTCCACCAGCAGATTTGTCAAATGCTGTTGATACCCAATCTATTGCAGTAATGTCTGCTTGTCCAATATCTGTTGCAAGACCTGTATTACTTCCAACTGCGACTAAAAGTTCCTCTAGAGTTCTTGCCCCTACAGTTTTTCTTAGCACCCAACCGGCTGCGCTTGCAAAAGTGTTTGATTTATCTGTTGCTGATAACCATTTAGGTTTTGCTTCGTCAGCGTCTGATACTCCCCATAATGCCATTTGTTTATCCTCTCTTATGCTACTCTTAGAATAGCGTTAAACGTCTTTTTAAAGGATTTTTGATCCTTTCTTAAAAGTCTTAAGTATTTAGACCTCGGTGATGGTTTAAGAGTCAATAAAGCATCTTTTACTTTTACTGCATCTTTCCATTTAACCTTGGTTTTCTTCATATCATCTGTCCTAACATCGGTATCTCGTTTAGTGTCTTCCATACCTTTTAGTTGCATTAATACGTCTGCATCAGGTCTGAGTTGCATTCCTTTTGCACCTTTTGAATCCATTGCATCCATTGCTGTCTGCACTACGTCATCATCTCCTGCTTCGGAATACTTCCCACCTGCCATCTTAGAGATTTTCTCTAATTTGGACTTAAGTTCTTTTTCATTCTTGCTCTGTGCAACTGCACGAGCAACTTTCTTATTGCCTGCATCGGACATCATGCCGAAGTCTGCAATAACTTCCATCACGTTATTGACCTTTTTAGCCTGATCTTTAATGTATCCGAGTTTTGCTATTTTCTCTTTAAAGATACGGTATCTTGCATCAAGTCTATCCATGATGACTAATCCGACTCGTTATCGCCTTTCCAGTTCTTGTCAACGTAGTCGTAAAATTCTTTTTCTTTGTCCCCTTTTAATTCGGCTGGAGACTTAACACCAAATTTCTTTAGTGCAGATTGAAAAAACTTCTGATATTCGGCTTTGTCACCAGTAACTTCTTTGACTGGTGCATCTTTAACTGTTGTTCCACTTCCTTTTCTGCCGTCTTTTTCAGCAACTCTTCGTCTTGAACCGTCTGCCTTAATCCACTCAGTTGCAAGTCTTTCTTTAACTGCGTCAATTAGACCTTTTGGTAAACTTTTTATATCGTTCATTGTTTTAATTCCCCTTTTTCAAAATAATTGAAAAGTTGTTCTTTACCCTGTTCATTAAGTTGCAACTGTTTTGACAGACGACCTAACATGTTTCTTTCCATGAGTTTTTCAACCGTTTTTTCAAGATTGTGTGGTTTTTCTTCCACTTCTTCTGCAATAAACCCTGTTCCATCGCAGTTTGGACACGTTTCTTGTCCTGATTCAGAGACTTCTACTGTTTCAGTAGGTTTTTCTACTTGTTCCCCATCGATTTCTTTCAAAAGTAATTCGATTTCTTCGGTAACTGAGGGCTCTTTTACACTTTCATCCATATCATCTAACAAACCATCAATAACTTGATCTGCATGATCAGGATCATCAGTCTTAATTAAACCATGATCATAGGCATGTCTCAATAATGCCATCTGTAAAGGACTTCTATCTTTAGGGAAACTTCCTTTTAGTTTGGCAAGTTCTCTCTTATATTTCTTTTTAATTTGATCGAGAGACATTGACTTTCCTTCGTCAATTGCCACCGTTGCAACTTCTTGCACATGTTCACGAACTTGTTTAAGTTTATCGTGCCAGTTTTCTGATTTATAACTCATAGTCTTATTTATAATATTGTTTTCTTTAGATACGGATGATAATGTTCTTCTATCCTTATCACTAAATCATCAACACCCTTTTGTAATTGACATTTTCCTTGTTTGGGAAGATGATAATCTATTCCCACTTTAAACTCTATAGATGGTCTATCTTCCACTAAAAATTTCCATCCGTTTCCTTGTAAAATATGTATAGTTCTTGATCTAGTGTCTGAACGATACCACGTTAGGTCTCGTTGATCTATATTCTTTGAAAAGGTTCTGATACGATATTCTCGTCCAGTCCCATGTTTCTCTTGAACTGTCTCAGTGTATGGTAACACGTTTGCCATCACTGTCTTACTCCTATTTACTTGTATAAATGTCCGCCGTGGTAATTTCGAGGATACTTTGCAACAAAATCTATGTATCGTTGATCTGTAATATTTCCTCTTGCACCTTTGGCAGCCTGTTTCCAACCTGCGGGTTTGAATATGTCACCGTTTGCAATGTCTATGAATGCATGAATAGAACCTGCCTTACCCATTTCCCATGTTTCAACACGGTAAAATTTCTGTGCTTTTCTTGCCTTGATCTCGGTCTTTCTTTCTTTGTGCATCTTTGCAAACTCACCACTGTTTAACTGTTTGTTAATTGCATCTTCATACTTTTTAACACCATCTTCGACTGAATGATCACCTTGTATCTGACCTGCTTGAGTTGATGGTAATACTGGTGCTTCATTAATACTTTCATTTCTTATGTCAACTTCGTTTCGACCTATTCTTAATTTTGTCAGTATCTTTTCTACTTCTGAACCACCCCAAACTGGGTGGATATTAGAAATTATGATAGCATCATCACTGTCTTGCATAACTTTTGCACCTTTACCAAGTTTGTTTTGTGCCTTTTTTAATGCCTTGAGTAGGTTTGACATATGTTTTGAGTCTATGTCCATTATGGTCACATCACCCTGTCTTTCTGCAAGAATCCTTTCGAATAGTGAAGGATTTGAAGCTAAATATTCTTGATCTTCTTTTCTAAGTTTTACTAGTTTTTGTGAATCGTATTTGAATCGAGAGATTAAATTAGACGCTGCAAGTAAGGAAATGAAATTAATATCTGCCTTGTATAGTGCAACCAATTCGTCTTCGGGTCTACCCCTCATCATTGCTAAGAGTTTCTTACCTGTTGAAGATGTTGGATCAACACCTTTAAGACCAGCATATGCTGATTTTAATTTCTTTATCTGTGGTTCTGAAAATCCTTCTATTATCTGTTCAAAGGTAACTTCTTCATTTGCATATTGAAGTGCTTTCTTCACATCTTTATGATTAGAGAGACCTCTTTTAAGTTTCTCAATCTTTTTAACTGCATATGTCATTGCACCACTATGATCAAGTGCAATTGTTGCTGCTTTTCTGACCATCTTATCTTTGACTGGATTTTTTCTAAAGTATGAACTGATCTCTTGTCCAGTAAGTATAGAACCATCCATTCTTCCCATTTTTTCTTGGAATTCTTCGAATGATGGTTTATCGTATTCAACACTTTCTTTCATTGTTGCATCGATGTCTGCTTTACTGTAACCAAGATTCATTAATTTTTCTTTGAATGCTTTAGTTCTTCCATCGACACCTTTCTTTTCTTTCATTCCATATCCCCAATCCTTCAACCAATTTTCTATTGGGTCTTTCTCTTCACCCATGGCTATATCTATTGAAGAACCTTTAAGTTTCTTCCACTCGGCAGCCCATTGTTTAACTTGTTTGAGATCAACACCGTATTTCTTTGCAATCTTGTTTACATTCAAACCGTCTTCAATGTCTGCAGCGATCTTTGAGAAATAACCTTCATCAAAATCCACTTCTTCTAGGTCTTCTGACTGAACGAATGCATTTTTCCTTTTCTTTAAATCTTTATCATCCTTTCGATCATCACCATCTGCACAATTCTCACCGTCTTCTTTCTGAACTTCTGCATTGATCATACTTCCCCAACTCTTACTCTTGTTCGGGCCGTAGGTGTTTAACCATTTAGTAATTACACCCCTTGCATCTTTGTTAGATGGTAGAGCTGCAATATCATCTGCTAAACCATCATCATCAACATAAGGAGAGATTGCTTGTTGTGCATCTTTTGCTTTAAGAGGTTTTTGTAATAATTTCTTTAATGCCTTTTGTTGTTGTTTGGTCTTAGGAACTGTCATTGTTCCTTCTTCTAGAGGTTTTTCTGTGACTGTGATTTCTTCGTTATAAGGATAACCTTTAAGAGGATTTGAAAATACTTGTGAGAATTGTTTCCGAGTTTTTTTCTTTTGTTCGTGGAAAAACTTTTCTCTTTCTTTTATAAAAGACATAACAGTTTGGCCAGGCGTATCTGCTTGATATGCAGTCCTAGTTTCATCAGTTCCCTGTTCGTGAACTCCGTTATCTGTGTAATTACCTGACATAATTTCCTCTCTTATCTATTTATTTGCATTAAAAGCAGCGATTGCCATTGACCTAACTTTTTTTGCAGATTTACCTTTGAATTGTGGTGCATCTGATTTACTAAAATCACTGATGTAATCACCTACAGTTGCATTTGCATCTAATTCTTCTGTTACTTTAAGACCTAATTTCTTTTGATATCTGTTAATCTGTTTTAGTAAAGTCTTCTTCTCACCCTTATTCTTTGTGTTAAGATACTTTTGCATGAGATCAATCATTGCATCACCATCAACACCTTCTGAATGTGTGTGCATACCCTTCTTCTTGTGGTGTTCATTTGCAGTTCGAAGTGCAGCTAATACCCTTGAATCATCTGATAATCCTTTCTTCAATTTCTCTATTGCTTTGACTGCACCAGTATAATTTCCTTGAAAATATTTTGGAGACTTGATAAGTTTGATTGCCTTGTTCACTAATGAACGTGAGAATGATTCTTGAATGGATTCTGCTTTATAACCCTTTTTAAGTAAGTCTTTCTTAAACTTTTCAAGTGATGGTTTGTTTTTGAATATTTCCATATCAAAGAAATCACTGCCATCTTTATGTTTCTTTTTACCATCGTGATAACTTATAGTATATTTTGCCTTACCAACATTGTCTGTTTGACGAAATGTTTTTTTACCTTCTGAAAAAGATTCTCCATATCCTATTGCATCTTTTTCCTTATTCTTTGGTATTGAATCCCAATACTTATCTCTTGAAGATGGTAATTTTCTAATGGAATTATATAATTTGTTTAAATTAACTGGTGGTTTTAATTTCTTTTTCGTATCACCAAATGCTACCATAAGTGGATCGGGGCCATGGACATAATCTTTTTTAAAGAGTTTAATTGCATGTTTTGGTGCATGAATTCTAAGATAAGCTTGAACTAATTTATCTGCTTTTTTCCAGTCTGATTCTTTACCAAACCTAATCTCGAAATCATCAATCATTTCTTCTTGAAGATTTGCTTCAAATAAAGCACCTATATCACCACCACTTACATAATCAGGTAACATTTTGTTTAAATCAAAAGCTGAAATCTTATGGATTTTTGCAACTTTTTTTGCAAAAGCACCCATTGTCTTACTCTTCATCATCTTCTTTGCAATATCTTTACCTTTTGCTTGTTTCTTGGAGAATGCTTCGTTTGTTTCTCTTGACGATTGATTTGCTTCTCTTTCTTTTTCTGTATCGTCATTATCTTTCTGTCTTTCGTTCTCTCTTTCGTGACGTGTTTTAAGTGCCTCTTTTTCTCTTTCGTGTTTATTTGCAAGGTCATCTATTTCCCCTGCTTGGTCTACTTTAAGTCTTGCAGCGTCTTCTGCATCTTCCATGAAGACATTAAAAGTTTTTGTGTGGGGATAATTAGGAGTTTTTATAGGATATCGTTGCAAAACTTGATCTATATCATCGTCTTGAATTTTCCTAATTCTATCTATAATCTTGAATAGTGTTGTCATAATACTATTTATCCTTTTGCTTTCTTCATTAATTCATGTTCTTTCCAATGAAGTGCATTCTTAGTAGAAGGGAATCTAGAAGTCCATGACAACATTTGACCGTAGAGTTTGTTTGCCTTTTTCTTCAATGCATCCAACGTATCATCATTCTTTACTTCAATAAAATCATTACCAAACATTCTCAGGTAATCTTGACCGTGTTTTTGTGCATTCATCCAATCCTTTTCAACTATCGCAGGTGGAAGTTTTCTTGACCGTGCTAAATTTCTATCCTGTGCATTTGCAAGTGAAGTGTTTACATAGATCATCTTGTATTCATATCCAAGTGTATCTAATAATGCTTTGTATGCCTGTATTTTAGTTTTCTTTGCACTAGTAGTGTCAAAGATTAATCCGAGTCTTCCTTGGATATATCCATTCAAACCTTTTGCAACGAGTTCCTTTGCTCTTCCACGAAGTTGATCCCTGACCTTGGGATCAATTGTTCTTAAATCCAATGAAATTGAATTTTTCTTTAATGCCTTTTCAAATGCAGTGTCAGTGTTTACCAGTTTAAGACCAAGTGCTTTGAGGGACAGTGCATTCACTATAGTGGATTTACCACTGCCGGGGCCACCCATGAGGAACACTGCCTTAAAGATACCCTGATCATATACCCCTTCCTTAATCAAGTCTTCTAAGATGTAGGTTGGTAGAGTTGACTCTGTAATCCCCATACCTTTTCTGACTGCCTTATAGAGTGTCTCTGCATCTTTCTTGTTTTTCGATGGAACACCCTTTTTAAATTCTTCGAAATCACCCTTATCTGCAAACATTCTTAGTTTTGATGCACTCATACCTGACACGTCATCTGAGTCGGGGTCTCTTTCCCCTGCTGAAATGATTTCAATCGATTTAAAATCGTAGTGTCCGTGTCTTCCGTATTTTCCGTTGTATGTTCGGATGAGTTGATCAAATTCTCGAACCCTATCTGACCCTACAACAAGTCTTATACTAGTGTATCCCTGTTCATACAAGAATGCAAGACAATCAAATATCGTTCTCGCAGGAGTGTCTATTACTTTAACCTTCTTAAAGAACTTCCTAAGAAACTTTATCTTAACTTTGTGGGTTAGTGGATTTTTTCTTGCATCCACGGAATGAGTTGGAAACAACATAACGTGAAATCCACCCTTAGATGCTTTGTTTAATTTATCAACAAGTTTTCCATGTCCTATGGTAGGTGGATTGAAACGACCAAAAGTGAACACTACACCCTTGTCTTTCTTTGCTTCGTTTATAAACGATTCAAATGTTTTAACTGGTGATATTTCTGATGGTTTTATTTCCATTACATCCATTCCTCAAACATGTCTTTTCCTACTCCACAATCGGGACATTCCCAATCGTCAGGAAGGTCTTTAAAAAGGATGTCTTCTTCCCATTCATTATACTCATGGGCACAGACGATGCATTTGTAAATATGCATTTACGCATCCTTCTTCTTCTTAGTCTTCATCATCTCTTTTGCTCTTACTTTAGGAATCATTTTCTTTGCAATTCTTTGGATAGCAGACTTCTTCTTCTCTAATCTTTTTTCTAGTTCTTTCTTTGCACCCATAGACAAATCTGATTTACTTCTACCCTTAAGAATCTTCCTGATTAAAAGATTTCTTGCAGCCTTATTTGCTTTCTTTGCAACCTTTTTAGGATTCAGAATAGGTTTCTTCATTGCCTTCTTTCTTTTGAAAAGAATCTTTGCTTTGTTCCTTCTGAACGCAGCGCGCATCTTCATACGAGTTTGCATAGATGCAACCTCTTCTATTCCTTCTTCTCCTATAAATTCTTTAAATGATTTCATCTTAACCTTTTAATGGTGCTAGTTTGTTCTTCTTTCTCAATACATTTAACTGTTTGACAACCTTCTTGTATGCATCTGACCCTGCTGGTAAGTCCATTGCATTACCAAACAATTTAGACATTTTTGCATCATCAGGTGTTCCCCAAAATTCTCTTAATCGTGGTTCTGTTCTATTATACTTTTGTGTAACAACAGATAAATTAGACCTGTCATTATTCAAGGGATCATTATCCTTATGATGCACGTCCATTCCTTTAAGGTTCTTTCTATTCTTTAAGAGTCTTCGTGCTTCGTTTCTTTTAGATCGTCTTGCAATCTGTTCGGGTCTAGAATGATAATTCTTATACTCTTTCTTGTAGTTCCGTTCTTCACCCCACATTCTAACAAATTCTTGAAATGAAAACATCTTACTTATCCCACTGTTTTGCAGCGGTGAAATTATTGAATGCAAATTCCATTCGATCAACCAATTTTACTGCCTTACCTTGTCGATCAATTGCAACATAACCTTCGGGATTAACTGCTTCAAATCCCTTATCCGTTTTCTTGAATGTTCCTATTGACTTAACCCTATTCAATGCATTGATAATAAGTTGTTTTGACTTTACAAGGTATCCTTGAAACTTTGTTAAATTGATCAATAATTTTTTAAGACCTTTTAACTCGGACATTATCTGTTCACCAATCTCTACTTTAACATCAATGTTTTGTTGTTTCTTTAACTTACCAACTACCTTATCTCTCCAATACACTTCAACATGATTAAGATATCCTTCGGGAGTTGGGTTGTAGGTTCCACTTCTGATAAGTGCATTATGATATGTCTTATAAGTTGCACCTGCGGCACCTTTACTAGTCATGGTTTTTTGGATTTTCATAAACTTACCTAAATCGTTCTTGGTGATACCATGAAATGATTTACCCACTACACTCAATGATTGTGTTAACGTAAGTGTTTCTTTTGCAGTCATGTTTCCAGTTCCACTAACATCTTTATAGGTTGCATCATCAACCCAAATATCTTTAGAATGTCCTAAACCTTTAAGGTTTACACCAAATGATGCAGACAATCCATCGATTGTTGACCCCTTGTAAGTAGTGTGAAATACTATACCAAATTTTGCATCTCGAATCTCAGAACCTAAGTCTGAATCTTCGTCCACTGCATAGAGAATAGTATTGGGTTGAAAGGTAATATAAGACTTACCATCTATATTTTTTGTTTTCTTATCTCCACTGGTAAACATTAGATCACCTTGAAGAATATTTTTAAAAGATAATTTAGATAGATGTTTGAATGCTTCTAAGAATTTAGTTTCAAGATCACCACTTAATTCGGGTGCATCTTTGATTTGTTGTTCGGATGTATAGAACTTAGGGTCTTTAGTGAATAGAGATTTCTTTGCAACAAAGAACTGATTCGTTTCGGGATGTTTTCCAACAAAAAGAGCAGGAGCTCCGTCCCATTTAACAGTCATATTGACTTTAGACTTGGAGTTCCCCTTTAACATGTCTCGAAGGCCTCGTAGGAAGTTAACTGCACCCCTACCACCATCAATACCTTGATTGATGATTTCGTCTTCTAGATGTTCTAAATGTAAATTTTTTGCGCCCATAATAGTAGAATAACACTTTTGTGTGTGTTTATCTACTATTTATGATTTTTTTACGTTGCAGATTGACCGTATGCTACATCCATAGAAATCTCCCAATTTCCATCGATTTGTGCTTGGTATGCAATCTTCTTAAGATTCATATTATCAATGACTGCTTGTGCAGCTGTTTTATCTGTTGTCCAACGTGAAAGTTGTGTAGCAATATATGTGTCAACTTCTGATTGTGTTCCAAGATCACCTTCGCCTCTGCAAACTAAAGGTTCAGCAGGATCACCAGCCGTTTCACTATAGTTGGTAATTGCAGTAGATAATTCTTCTTTAGTAGTTCCAGCGGAAAGACCGTCATAGAAATCAATCATTTTTTGTTGTTCAGTCATGCCTGATTGGATACTAGTAATATTTGTGTTTATTACTGTAATAGTATCTGCAAGATCGTCAAGATGTGCCATTTGTTTACCTCTAAATTAAGTGATTTATATCGTTATTTAGGTTTTTGCAAGTGGCATAGAGTGTAGATGTTTATCTATTTTGTTGATTTGTCGAGTAAGTAATCTGACTTGTTTTTTGTCGTTTTCTGATTTTGCGACGCGTAACTGCATTTTCAACGATACCTTTTTACTGATATCATCAATAACTTCATGTGATTTTAAGTTCTTACCCATAATATTAAATAATGTATAATGGTATTTATATGCATTTTACATATTATTCAGACATAAGAGATACCCCTCATATCCTTTAACCTGTTGAACTAAATTTCCTCTATTACCGTTTGCGCCTTCAAACTCATCACAAGTATCATCACCATCATAATAATATGCCCAGTTTCCTTTTTCATATCTAAGATAATCATTAGTATCATAATAATAACTCACAAAGTTGTCTCTATATTGAATAGTTGTGTCTAGGTCTGTGAGTGTTGTGTGTATATCTGTTAATGCATAAACGTCTCTATAAGACATAATATCTAACATATCATAGTTAAATGACGTGTTACCATTCTGCATTTCAAACAAAAAATACGATGATGAAGACAAGCATGTGTCATCAATACTTCTTAAATTACCTTTGATCCTATAACTATGATAACATCCATTACCAGTAGTTGGCATAAAATCAACAAAAGTATTTTCTACTCCATTGACCTGTTCAACTGCAATTCGTATAGTATCACCATCAATCAAATCGTATGCAATATAGTTTTCAGATATTCTAACTTCTGCAAGAGAGGTTATATTTTCAAGTGTAATTTCTATTGCATTACCCTCTGCATCTAAAATTTGACCTGTAGAATTTGCAATTAATCCATTGATGTTATGCATTCTTGAAAATACAAAATTATCATCCGCTTGTTCTGTTGGTGATTCGTTTCTTAGATCAAAAGTAATAGTTACGAATGGTGTATTTGTTAGAATTGATTCTACTAAATTACTTGATACCATTGATATCATATCAAGATTATAATGTTCTTCAACAACTCTTTCAATCTTACTTGACGTTCCTAAAAAATCAACTATCCTTTCTCCAATTTCTTGTTTCTCAACATCTTCTGATGCAATAAAATCTTCATAAAAGTCTACTGGATTTATGTAATATTGATTATGTAAATCAAATAGAACATCGTCTATCCTTGAGGTTACATTATTTGCAATAGTATTAGCAGACACATCACATCCTTGTGATGCATCTATAGATGTTGTAAGTTCGTCTTGAATATAGGAAGTAAATAGTGTGGTAAAAGGTGTTATATTTGCCTTCTCAGTAGATGAGTTATAAGGAAAATACATCATGGTATATGCTTCAGTGACCGTTCCCCTAGTAGAGTCTGTTGCCCCTACAGGGACTTCTGCAACCCTTGGTCTATTAGATGCACATGCTAAAGTGTAATCATCAATATAAAGAAATTGAGATTCAACAAAGTAATACTCTTCGTTTGCTAAATCTTCTGTTGCAGATGGTTCACCTTCATCTTGCACTAGATTCCAATTGAAATCTATAAAAACATTTGCACCACTGATATACCCATCAATAACCTTTGTCTGTAATAGATAAGGATTACTTGATGCAGTCGGTGTTGCCGTGACAGCTGTCGATGATAGCGAGGATTCTCCTACTGAATACTCAGTATTCCCACCACCACATGCAGTTAAAATCGTTAATAATAATATACTCAAATATCTCATAATTTTCTCCAAAAAATCTTTAAAGAGAGATACCCCACAGCAGTTCCAGTAGGACTAGACCCATTATCATCGATACGTTCTGTGTCTGCACGGATAGGCTCTGTGTCAGTATCGAATTTGAGGATCGCCAGAGTGGGATATCCCAATTCTTAACGTCTATTATAGTAAAAAGCATAGGGCAGTGTCAATAGGAAAAATCCTTAAATTTCTGTTGTTTTGCCCTGTCGAATACAGGTGTCTCATCATCATAATTATCCGCGGCATCAATTAATTCTTCCTGTGCTTCCTGTTCACAATCATATAACTTCATACGACTTCTATCGATCCCTATAACGAATCGTTTAAAGATTGTTGGATCATTATATCGATTCTTTAACTGTTTAATGACTATTTGGTCTAATTCTTCTAATTCATCAGATGTAATCATTGCAAACATAAAATCTGCTGTTGTTGGTAATCCAAATGATTCAGATGTATCTGTTAAACCAATATCAGTAGAACCAAAACCACTTCTTGTGGTTTGAGTTGCACTCATAATTGGAACATTATATTCCACAGCCAATCCTCTGATTTCTTCTGCAATACTTTTAACTAATGTGTATGAGTTTGCGCCTGCGCCTGGCCTAATTCTGTTTGATGCACAGATATTTAAATAGTCAATGAATATTACATCGGGCCTAAAATCTTTCTTAATCTCTAACTCTTGGATTAAGTGTCTGAAATGACCAACATGAGCTGCCGCAGTTGGGTATTCTTTAGTAACTAACTTCCCTTTAGTTTTTTCTTTAATCTTATCAATCTTTTTACTATACATTTTCTTGGAAAGATCAGGTAATTCCTTCATTGGAATATTAAGAATGTTTGCATCAATTCTCTCTGCAATTCTTTCCTCACTCATTTCAAGTGTAATGTAAAGAACATTCTTACCCATCATAAGACTTGCACTTGCCATGTGGCACATGAATAGGGATTTACCCACCCCTGTTCCTGCCAAACAAATGTTAAGTGTCTTATTGGGTAATCCACCTTTCGTAATCTTATTAAAGTATTCTAAATCAAATGGAAGTTTCTCTTCTTCCGTATGATAAAAATCAAATCTTTGATCTTCATCTTCAAGTTGATCATGACCTATGGATATGTCAAAAGACACGGAAAGCGCATCCTTAAGAAGTTCGGGTATTTCACCTGTAGACCTTTTTGATTTCTTGTCAATGACTTCGATACTGTCCATGACTGCAATATAGATTGCTCTATCTTTGCACCATTTTTCAGTTTCATCAACCAACCAGTCTTGTGGTGTATCTTCTTTATTTTTACCAATTATCTCTACAATAGACTTGGAGTTCTTAACAACTATCTCGTTTAAATTAGAATTGTTATCAAGATTTATGAGAAGTGCCTCTATTGTTGGAGTTTTGGTATACTTATAGAAGTATGTCTGTATCTCTGAAAATACAGTTTTTTCATCACTCTCGGTGAAATACGCCGACTTCAGAAAAGGAATTACTTTCCGTGAATATGCTTCATTTTGAACTAGATTCTTGAGAATCGTCTGTTCTAACCGTTGTTCCATAACTAAAATATCTTTGTGCTGTTTCTTCCAATTGTATCATTACATCTTCTGTAAAATACTTTTCGGGATTATTATTAATCGTTTTTGCAAACTCTGTTTTACCTGTGGGTAGTAATACCCTTGTGGATGCCTTTTTGAAAATATCAAATGCAAGTGCCATATCTAATAGACCATAGTATCTATCGAGTCCTTTGTCATAAGTTAATCTGACATCGACTACTCTATTCTCTACGGTTAACCTAGATTTTGCATTCTTGCAATGAATAATATTTCCAATGATCTGCGTTCCTTCCTTTTCTTTCTTCCTAGAAAGATATACGATTGATGACGCTGCATACTTAAGACCTGATCCACCACCCATTTCTTTTTGTGGGAACATAGAACCAATCACATCATATGTGTGATTAGTTACAATCATAGGAACTTTTGCACGACCAAGTTTTAAGGTAAGAACTCTAAATGTTCCTTTAACAATTTGAGCTCGGGTCATATCCTTAGTTTCTTTTCCCTCGGCAGTGTCTTCTATTTCTTTAGTTGTGGATAACATCCCAAGTGAATCTATGACAAACAACATTGGTGGTCTCTCTTTTTCGGGAGTTTCCAAATATTTGTCTAAGATACTTAAGGATTGATTACGGAACTCTTGAACAGTGACTACTGGAACAATTACGACTCGCTTAGAATCAATACCTCTTGATTCAATCATATCTTTTGATAATGCAGATTCACTCTCAAAGTAAATAACTGCAGCTTTGGGATTATCCTCAAGGAATTTTTGACACACTCCTAAGGCAAAATAGGTTTTACCTGTTGCAGATTCCCCTGCGAGTGCTGTGATTTTGTTAGATGGTAGTCCACCGTAAAGTGAACCACTTAGGAGTGCATTGAAAATGTATGATCCAGTATCAATAAATGAATCTACATCACCAGCTGCGACTCCATCGGAAACGAGACTTGCATACTCATTACCACTGGATTTAATTAAGTCTTTAATAAATGACATAAACACCTCTCATAATGTATATACATTATATCATGAAATTGTTGAAATTGACTAGAGGGTTTTTAGTCTTTACCGTTATATTTTTCGCACATTTCACCTTCTCCATTCAACCATCTTTCTTCAATCATGACTTTGATTTGATGAATTTGTAGTTCAATGAGTCCAAGAGATACGAAAAGAACTCCTATTAGAGTGAGATATAATATGTCTAGTGTTGTTATATCCATAAGTCTACCAAAACACTAATAAAAATACTATAAGATATACTACTAATATAAAAATGTCCATGTTATGCTAATCCTTTTTCAATCAAGTATTCTCGATTTTTTAAATGACCTTTTTTAATATCATCTTTACTTTGTCCATGATACGGAACTGCATGATGTGCTTCAATTGCCATATCATTCCAACATTCGGTCTTATCGGGATTATATAGATTGCCTAATATTCTCCCAAATTTACCTTTTGCAGAACTTTCTACTAAAATGTGTGGGTATTGTTCAACCCAATCTACTAAAAACTGTTTTGCAAGATTTCCAAATTTCTTCTCTACTTTGTCTCTTGTTCTACTTTCGGGCGTGTCGATGCCAACGAGTCTAACTCGTCCTTTCTGAAAGAAGTTGAAGCCTAGGTCTAACATCACGTCAATGGTGTCGCCGTCAACGACTCTTAATACTTTTGCTTTATATATAAAAGGGTTCATAGTGTCTATTCTATTTATTGAAAGAAAGAATCTAAACTTGCAACAGGTTCAACATTCCAATTTATTAAATTGATAACTGCCTTTAATGGTTCCACAAATGACTTATCAAACTGTTTATCATAATCCACATATCTCCTTAAATCGAATTCCCTAGGAAAAACATTTGTAAAAGATATAACATTTTCATTCAACGTATTGGGTATTGTTAGATAAGTGAAGTGTATTTTATCCCCATTTTTGATTAATTCATACCGTTTATCAATGTTCTTTTGTTTAAGTAAGTGATTGAATAACAATGCACCCCTGACATGAATTGGTGTTCCCTTTGAATATATGTTAGATACGTCTGAATACTGTTGTAAATTATTACACCCTCTTGGTGATGCAACTTCTTCGGGTGGAAGTTTTCTAAATTCTTTTCTTGATGTCTCTACAAATTCCCACAAATCTTCTTCTGTTCCTTGCATTACTAGGTGGAATGCCTCTGTTAATTTACCCCTAACCCACTGTGGTGTTGAACTCTTTGCAGTTTCAATACCCATCATTTTGAGTTTAGGTTCACGGAGTCTAACCCCTTCGTTATCATGAACATTTAAAATATATCGTTTTTTTGCAGTCCAAATACCTCTATCTGCAATCACCTCTCTACCCATGTCCATCTTTTGTTGAAAGGCATTGGTGTATTTTGCGAGGTCTTCAAATCCATTCGTCAAAACACTCTCGATTTTCTCTTTTGCAATTGTATCCAAGAAGTCAATAATCTTCGTTTTTGGAGTGTCTTCGGGAAACACTTGAGACACTAGTTTGTCTAAAGTTATATACAGTGAATCCGTATCCATTGCAATCACATAATCTTCATCCTCAGTTTGAAGAATCTGATTAAGATATTTGTTAATAGTCTTTTCTGCCCATTGAATCACCAATTGTCCTGATGTCGTAATTGCCTCTGCAAGGTCTATACTAAAGAATGCGAAATATTGGTTCGCAAGAGCTCCATATGCGGAGTTTAATGCGATCTTTCTGACTTGCTGGTTGTTATACGCTCTTTTAATTAAAACGTCTAATTCTGCGCGTCTTTCGGCATCTGCACTCTGATATTCAACCTGATACTCAATCATCTTTTTCTTCCACAATCGTCTCTCATCGTAGAATTTTTCCATGAGTTCGGGAAGGAATCCTTGTTTATCTCTCTTGAATAACACTCCATTAGGTGTCACAGTGTGTTTCTTAAGATGAGATAAATCAACTTCCTCATTCAATATCTTATTTACACTGACATCCTGTTTGTCACCCTTCACCATTTTCTCAGGTGAAATATTATACTGCATAATCAAATGTGGATATAGACTGTTTAAGTCAAATGACACTACCCAATCATGACCACCTACTTGTGGTTCCTTAACATATGCACCTACAATAGAATGAGTTTTCCCTTCATATTTAAGTCTCTGTGGTGGAGTTGCAATGTTTTGTTCTTTTAAGAAATTATAAATGATGGTTTCCCAATACTTTACCATCCCAAAAGTATCATTATAATTGCACTTTGCATTATAAGACATTGCCTGAACTAACTCAATCAATCCAAGTTTGTCTTCCAACTCTTCAATTAAAACTGCATCCTTGACATTATACTCAAGAAACTTTGGATAGTTCTCTCGGTAAAGTGTATGAAGATTTCCATACTCAGAATAATCTAACTTACCTTTACCCAACTCTACATTTGCAATGTGGTTTAATGAATAGGATTCTTGATTAACAAAAGTGTGTTTACGATATAGTTCTAGATAGTCAAGAATGTTAACACCATACAAAGTGTATGCCATGTTCTTATCACGATATTGACCACCAACCCATTCTCTAACCTGACTCATTCCCCATGGAGAAAGTTTTTTATGTTCATCCTCACCAAGAATCTTGTCAATACGATTACACAAATAAGTGATATCAAATGAATCAACATTCCATCCTGTAATGATATCGAAAGACTGTTTTCTCCAATATGCAATAAACTGTCTGAGAAGATCAGGTTCATTTTCACATTCATGATAAACAACACCATTTTTCTCCCAAGGCCCGATTCCAAATGTCTGTGGTTGTTTACCAAATGGTTTGATGGTTATTGCATTGACCTTTTCTTCTGCAAGTGCTGGTTCGGGAAATCCATTCTCACTTTCACACTCAATATCGAGTGATGCAATTCGAATTAATTTAGGATCGTAAGGAATAACTCCTTGGAATTTATCTGCAATGTAAGTGTAAACATAACGATCATATCCGTGGATTTGAAATCCTTTGACGGCATTATATTTCTCTCTGAACTTTCTTGCACCACCCATTGAATTGAGATTAACCATCTCAAGTGGTCTTCCATCTAATGAACGATATGGAGAATCTTTTTTAGTTGGAACGTAATGATTAGGACGATAGGCAACAGACAGTTTTACCTGTTTGTTTCCTTTATATCCTTTGACTAGAATCTTGTCACGAGTGCGACAGACATTTGTATAAAAATCCATACTGTTATTATAACACAGCTGGGTCTATTCTACTAGAGTCTTTGGAGTGTCTTCTTGAAAATGATTTTCTAAAACTAAAAGTTTATCTTCTGCTTCTGCAATCAATTCTACTTGTGTGTCAATTGCAGATAGAATTTCGGGATGTTCCCCGATACCTGCTGAATTGGTTAAGTAGATTTCAATGTTTGCTTGCGCTTCCGCAATTGCACCTTGATACTTTAGTTCTAGTGCCTTCACTATAACTGCTCTCATAATATACCTCAATTATCTTTTATTACCAGTTGCTACCTTGTAATTTGTTTCTAATGCTGGTCTAGGTTCGAAAACCGTTACAACATGTCTATATGGAATATCAAAATTGTATTCCTTTGCATATGCAGCCCATGGTGCAAAATTTACACTCATAGATTGCGTTTCTTCATTTGCATCTAAAACTAAAATATTACAATCTTCAATTATATACGATAACTTCCACCATGCATTGGTAACAAATCCCATAAGGACTTGACCATTTAATAGTCTTATGCACTTTACTTTTTTACTAAACATTTTTTACCATTTCTTGTAGTTCTTTTGATCGTCTCCCTACCTGACCAAACCAAGTAGAGTCTTCCATTTCGCTGGCCATTTCTTTCCACTCATGTCGTCTTGCACAACCCAACATTTTTCTGAATTTAGAAAGTCGTGGAGCTCCAAGATTAAAACACATATTCACTAAAACATGTTGTATATCTTCGGGTAATTCATAAAAGTCTTCTTCATTACCAAAAACATGAATTGTCTCAACCAAATGTGTTGCAAAATCTATTTCAAAGTAACCATCAACAACATCTTGATCAATACGTTGACCTACTGGCCAGTCATAATGTTCATCATCAGGTTGACAAAGATGTCCTATTCCTAATGTTTTTAATCCTAGAGAATCTAAGTAGATTTCTAGAACTTCACCTTCATGTCTCTTTATCTGTTCTTTCAATATCTCTTTGTTCATGCTTTATTTTTTCCTCTAGGAGTTCAACTAAGATATCACCCATTAATGTGTTAAGTTCTTTATTATTTATAAGGGTGTTCATCCCCTCTCCTGACAAAGGTAGTCTTCTAATGGTTCTTTCAAAATTGATATTGGGTTTTCCGTCCTCAAATTGAACCTTACCATATTGATAAACCAGTCCTTTCCATTCACCACTGGTTATCTCTATCGCGGCGTCCTTTTCATTAGGATTTTCTACCACTTGAAACACTTCACCAAATAATTTCATCTTACGCTTCCCATGGAAATACTACCCACTTTCCTTCATTAAGGTGTAAAAATTGAACATCATCATTGTTTGGGCGACCAAATAAACATACTGGATGAACATCTTTATGAATAAACTCTATAATCTTTTTCATTGTAAACCCTGTATCATAGATATCATCAATTAATAATATCGGTGCAACTTTGTTTCCTATTTTGTTTAATAACCATTTTGGTTCTTTGTCAGTTCCGTCTCTACTTTGAAATCCTATAATACTCAATTCTGCATCTTTTAAATTAGATAAATGTGTTGCAATAGGTAGACTTCCTCTATAGATTCCAACGACATGTTTAAACTCTATGTTGTCTGCAATATAATGAATATCCTTTTTGTATTGAGTCCAACTATAGGTGAGTTTAGGTGAAGAACTCATTTAACGAACCCCCCCATTGCTCAGAAAGTTTATCCTGACTTCCTTGTAAGGGTAACCACTCGTTGATAAATTGTTCATAGTCGTTGATTCTTGATAATCCTCTGTCATTTAAGAGAGAAGGATTCTTTATGTATTTATCTACATGATCCATGTAATGCTCAACTGTTTGCATAACATTATAGAATGCTAACAGGTGAGACCCATCGAAACCAATGTCACTATGCCACTTAATTTTATTCTCTATATTTCTACTTGACCACTTAGTGCATTCTTCAATTAAGAAATCATAATCAAGTATATTAAAGGTCTTGAATGCCTCTTTATTTTTCTCATATAAATCACTGAACACTGGAACTAACTGATTTTGATAAATCCATGTGTCTGACTTCTTCGTTGTTGCTGGACTCTCTATATCAATGTTAATCCAATTCTCGTCTCTGTATCTTGAGAAGAACCATGAGTTGGCATGAGTTGATGAATCGTAAGAAACATTTTTTACAAAACTAAAATACTCAGGTGATATGAAAAATGGCATCATCATTTTGTGTGATCCCACTCCCAATAAATGAATGTTCTCTTTAAGAGACATTGGAATCTCTAAACCTTTAACTGCGTAGATCATTTCCATTCGGTTATCAAGACTTGCACCACTACATGCAGACGATAGAGAAATACCACAACAGTGTGATAACTCTTCTTCTGTTAATCCATTCACAATCGTTTCAATGTATTCTCTGTATGATTCTAAGTCCTGTCCTTGAACTATGAGTGTAATCTTAGTGTCACTTTCTAGTGCATTAAACACTTGTATCTGTCTCTTAACATTTGTAAGTGTTGATCTTGCAGTATTACCAATTAAGTCTCTTGCAAATCTTCTACCAAATGTAGATGTCTTCATTGACCATCCACTATTTGATCCATCAAACTCCACTGGAATATCATCAAAGATCATTGCAATATCTGAATAGGTTCCTTGATGATTATAAATCTTATCTTTTATCTCAGGTGTTAATCCTTTCTTTGTTCTTGAAAGTTGTAAACCGCCACTGTCTGCATATAGATTATGCCATTGAGGAAGATAGTCATGCATTGCAACTCCATGACTTGGTTCTGTATGAGAATTGAACAACATGGATATGTTTTGATTATCATATTTGTCGTTCATATATGCTATCTTATTATTAAAGACTTCTGCATATGGAACAAGCACGGACTGATCGTAATAGAGATTACTAGTCCCCATCGTCATACCTGAGATTACATATTCAAAATTAATCATTCACAATCGACATAAATTCTGCTCGTGCTTGAGGAATATCAAAGAATGCACCACCCAATCTACTTGTAACCATAGATGAGTTTACATCTTCAACACCTCTTGCTTTTACACAGAAGTGATCACACTCCATGTAAACTGCAACATTGTCAGTTTCTAATATCAACTGTAATGCACGAAAAGTTTGTTCAGTTAATCTTTCTTGAACTTGTGGTCTCCTTGCAAAGAAGTTTACCACTCTGTTTAGTTTTGACAGTCCTATTACATTTCCAGTAGGAATGTATGCAACATGACATTTACCGTAGATGGTTTGAAAATGATGTTCACAAACTGACTTAACAATGATGTTCTTTTGAACTACCATTGAATCAAATTTCATCTTGTTTTCAAATATCGTGCATCTAGGAAACTTCTCATAATCCATTCCACTGAATAGTTCATCAAAGAACATAGTTGAGACTCTAAGAGGACTATCTCTCATGGAATCATCTTCCATATCACAACCAATTTTTTCCATTATATCTCGGAATTTCATTTCGACAAACTCAACATTATGTTCATAACCACCGTTCATTGGAGTTTCTACTCCCAATTCAATTAAATGATTGTGAACTTGTTGTCCTAATTCTGCATCATACTTCATTCTATCTCTCCAAACCAATATGGATTTTCTTTCGTTTCAAATCTATTTAGCGGTTCTAAAACCTTATTGTGAAAATCCATTTTATAATTAACTCCTGCTTCAGTTTCCCACCATGACTCATTAAACTGAACTGAACTAATATTCAAATCTCCATCATAAAACAATGGACTAATCTCATTTCTAAAAAGGGTGACTTGCTCTCCGTCATATCTTGCACAACTAAATGTTCCATCAACATCATCAAGATAACCACCTAGTAATATGTGTCTATGTAATAATTCTGTATCCCAACTAAGACCACCATATCCGTCTTGCCATTCTTTTATTTGATACTCTTTAATGATACCATTGTGCCATAACATATCCTGTCTTATACAGGAAGGATGCATATCTTTACTTTGTGTTGTTGGTGCTTGAACATGACCTAACCAATATGTCTTATAAAGTGTTGAATCATATTCTTTAAAATAATCCCTGTCCCAAGTTATTCTTGGAAATTCACCAAGAGATTTTCTCATTCTTGAACTAAAGACCGTTTCACCGTCTCTATAATGTTTAAATGCACCTGTAACAAATTGTGTTACAGACCATGAATAATCACCTCTATACTGATTAGCAGTTGCTAACTCTTCAAACTTTTCTTTATCAAAACTTCCAAATATCGCGCACATTATAATGTTACCACCCAGTCTATTATTATATCATAAGGTATAGGGTCTTGCCTACCGACTTTCATGAAATTCATAATTCTTTCTGCACATGATGGACACTTCCCACATGATACTGATGCAAGAGGTTCATAGCAAGTCATTGTATGTTTTAATAGATCGAACTGACCTAAGTCTATTGCAATTTTAATCTCATCTGCTTTTGACATCTGACTGAACGGTGCAACAATCTCAATCGTATTATGTCTATTCTGTGATGCAACTGCATTCATTGAATCAACAAACTTTTGTGTTGTATCCCAATAACCATATTCATCATGAACTTGTAAACCTGTATAGACCTTATTACACTTCTGAACCTCTGCTTGCGATAATGCGAGTGATAGTAAAATCATATTCCTAAATGGAACATAGGTCACTGGTTGAGGATCACCCAACACTTCTTTAATGTTAGGCATGTCTATATCTGTCCCTTCAATATTTGCAGATAACGGTCTTGCGATCTCTCCTAATATACTTAAATCTAATACGGTGTGTTCAACACCCAATGCATTACAAAGTTCCCTTGCTTTAAATATTTCTATTCTTTGTTTTTGATTATAGTCAAAAGTAACTGCTTTAACATTGTCTTTACCATATTGGTCTACTAACATCATGGTTGCCACGGATGAATCTAACCCACCTGATAACACTACCAATACTTTATCGTCTAATTGTTTAACTTTTAATTCATTCATAATCGTATATCGTTCTAATTTTAGATTCATCATATCCAAATGTTTCTACCTGTTGGATAAGACCATCTAAAATAAATTTATGTAAATCAGGGAACATATCACCTGCTGAGTTTGGACTTCCATGAAATCCATCGTCCTTTGCTTTGTTATATAATTCTTTCTCAGGGATTATTGCAAAATTTTCTATTGCACCAACTTTTTTTAATTCTGTTAATGACTCTTTTGCTGGATCATAATTTCTTTGTTTTGGATTGAAATTTGCAATCACATTTTTATATGGATGTCCTAATCCTTGCATAGTTATAAAAAAGAGCATCATTCTCTCATACATTACACTTTTATATAACTCATCATTCTCATGTGGCCCTGCTTCGTAATTAAGATACGGCCATGACTCCCAAAATGGTTCGGGAACCATACCACCATTTGATACAACAATCATATCTACTTTAGGCCCAAAACTCTCTTGAAATTTTCTCCATTTTTGACTGCGGTAATAGGGTCTAGTCGATGTGCATAAAGATAAGAATGCAGTAGGTTGTGTTGGTATATGTTGTTCCACTACTCTTTCAAATGCTTCATGTAATATTGGAAGTTTTAAAACTTTCGTTTCACAATCCATTTCACTGGATGGAATCCAATCATCTGACCGAAAAAGTTTTTCATCACCTTTAGGGAGAAATTTATCTCTGTCTATTTTCATCTCTAGGTTTAGTTTGATAGTTCACTCGACAATAATCACTACAAAAATTAGAATCTTTATTTTCTACTCTATTAAAATCTGTAATTACAGATGTAAATGGGTCTCCACAATATATGCAGACTTCTTGTGAAGATCGTGCTATTCTTTTACTCATGTTCCTATTTGATTACCCCATATGTAACAGTGGACTCTTGCAGAAACATTATATCCTCTTTCCATGGTTTGTTCTGCAACCATCGCTGCATTATCGTGTTGACTTTCTTCTGTTGCACCTACAGGCATAATCCATATTGGATAGTTCACTTTAGAATGTCTAAAGGTTGCAATTGCATCTTCTATCTCATCCCATGATTGTTCTGAACCATTACAAACAAACTTTAACTGACCCACTTCTGATGCCCGAGTATATCCAGCAACTATATCAGGACAAATTCTATCCTTTTCTCCACTGGTTCCAAATATCTTAGGACTAACAGAAAAGAAAAATTCAGTATCTAATGCTTGCATCATATTATGTAATTCGGGTAGTATTTCTCTTGTTCCATTGGTTTCAATAGTAATCTTTGGAATTTTACCATATGCAACAAAGTATTCTAATATCTTGACTATGTTTTTTTGTGCAGCCTTCAATAACGGTTCACCACCTGTAAATGCAAGATGGTTATCATGTTTTATCTTATTGAGTAATCGAGTTGCTACCTCTTCAACGGTTTCATTCTTTTGAAGATGTTTGAATCTTTTTGACCACGAGTAAGAAGAATCACAACCATACTTAAAGACTGGTAAAGACTCTATCGTTTGCATAGGATGTAATGGTAGTTCTAGATAAGGTAATTCATAAGTAGATGGATCAGTAGGGTCTTTCTGACCAAACCCATTACACTCTAAATTACATCCAAAAAATCTTAACCATACTGTTGTCACTCCTGTATAGTGTCCTTCACCCTGTATGCTTTTGAATATTTCAGAATATAACATTATCTCATGCTTGGTAAATCCCCATGTAAGATTTCTCTATTAAGGTCTTTAAGATCACTAAATCGAAGTCTATCGGGGTCTTTAAACGGTTCATAGATTGCAGAGTTTTTTGCACACTCATGATGTTCACTACTTATTACCCAACATCTACTCTCATATTTTTCTTTCAGAAATGAATCTACATACTCACCAACATATTGTGCAAGCCCTTCACTACTAATTAAAGGAAATGTCTGTAATTTACAATGACCGTCTTCGGTCAATCCTTGAAAGGTAGGGACTAATGGATCATCAGATTGAAGGATTACTGTGTGGTCAAACCATTCGTCAAGTTGTCTTTTTACTTCTTTTAAACCACCAAAGTCTACTACAAAACCTTGCTTGTCTAAATGTTTACATCCAAAAACAAACTTAAATGAACGATCATAACCATGCAGTAAATAACAATCGGTGTCTGACTTCCAATTCCTATAGGCACAAGGCCCGATTTCAATATACTCTTTAGTTGACGTAAAACTCATCTAAAGATTTTCTAAAACATTCTGTGGTGTTGAAACTATATAAGGATCAGAATCGATGTTATCACCGAATCCATCTTCTACAAAAGTTTTTTCTATCACTCCGTTATCTACGACTAATGCATATCTCCATGATCTTCGACCAAAACCGAGATTTGCTTTTTCTACTTCTGCACCAATTTCATGAGTAAATTCACCATTACCATCGGGTAATGGATAAACATTAACAATACCTAATTGATCAAACCAATTATTCATTGCAAAAGTATCATTTACTGATAAACAGTAAATTTCTTCAATACCTTTTCCTTGAAATTGTCTATATAATTCTTCAAAGCCTGGCAACTGGTAAGTTGAACAGGTTGGTGTAAATGCGCCTGGCAATGCAAATAAAATTATTCTTTTGCCGGCAAATTGTGTTCCTGTTTCAAGGAACGCGAAGTCATCTCCTACCCTTATAGGTAAGGTAACATTAGGGATTGTATCTCCCACTTGAGGATTAAAACTCATAAATCACTCCATAATATAATTAGAATACACCTATTATACTACAAATAGGTGTGTTCTGTAAAGAGAGTTTCTTTATTTAATTTTGATAAGTTGAGGCTTATCTTCTTCGGGAATGACTCTCTCAATTGCGATACTCAAGATACCATCTTTAAGTTCTGCACCCACGATTTCTACATCGTCTGCAAGTGTAAAACTTCTACGGAATTCTCTTGATGCAAGTCCTCTATGGACATACTCTTGTTCGCTATCAGCCTGTTTTCCTTCTATTACAAGAGATTCTTTCTCTTTTGAAATAGAAACATCTTTCTTACTGAATCCTGCTACTGCAAGTTCAATAGAAAAGTGTTCATCGTCTTGTTTGACGATATTATAAGGTGGATAGTTAACGGAAGGTGCTTGTGCAGCTCTTTCCAGTAATTGAAAGGTTCTGTCGAACCCGATTGCGAATGGGAAGGTTCTCCCATAAATGTCATCGAATAATGTCATTTTTATCTCCTTTTTTAAGCAAGTTAAAATTAATGTAGACCCATAATTGGCATCTACAATAGTATTTATAATACTATAGTACCTATTATACAGATTTTTTTGAAATAGACTAGAGGGTTTTGTGTAATTTCCTTACTTCTTTTCTTCCACCATATCTTGTATCAAATAACGGTGCATATATGATCACTGGTTCATCTTTTCCCTTTACTTTAATTTCATCTATTTTTTGACATGGAATATCTTGTAATTTGTTGTAAGTGTATTCAGATATTAAAATAGGTGTATCAAATGTCCTTGTTTGAACTTCAAGTCTTGCACCGAGGTTAACAGCATCCCCGACTACTGAATAATCGAATCTTAGTTCAGAGCCCATATTCCCTACAATACAAGTTCCAGTGTTGACGCCTGTTCCTATGACAACTGGTGGTAAATCTAATCCTTCTTCCTTTATTTCTTTGTTCATTTGTTCAGTCAGGTATTCTATTTCCATTGCAGATTTAACTGCCATATCTGCATGGTTTTCACACGGTAAGGGTGCATTCCAAAATGCCATAATACAATCGCCCATGTATTTGTCTATGGTTCCACCATTATTAAGTATAACCCTAGTCATCCCATCTAAGAATCTATTGATAAGTTCTACCAGTCCTTCGGGATCATCTCTCTGCATGTATGATTCACTAATAGGAGTAAATCCAACAATATCAGCAAACATAAAGGACATCTCCTTTCTATCTCCACCAAGTCTCAATAGTTCGGGCTCTTTTTGCAGCTTTTCAACCATGTCAGGTGATAAATACTTTTGAAACTGCTTTCTAATTTGTTCTTTAAGTTGGAAAGTAACGTAGTATTTGTTAAACGACGCATGGCCGAACACGAATAGGGAGGCTACAGATGAGTAGAAAGTATCAACGAGAACGAGACTTGAAGACCATGCGTAATAGCCTATACCCACCTGACATCCAACAATACCTAGACTCACTATCCCCGCAAAAGCTGTGGGAAGTTTGTAGACCACTACAAGCAATATTAAGAGAACTACCAAGAGGAGAGCAAATTCGAGCAATTCAAGATAAAAGGATCGTTGTATTTGGACTCCTGTCAAAACGGTATGAATCAGGTTGGCTTGAACTTCGTGGGGATACATTGCACCCACTGGGGTTGAAACTGGATTGTCAAATCCCTCAGCTGTCATACCCCAAATTAAAATCTTATTCTCAAGGTTTGTCGTGACTAAATCAGCGGCAGAAACAGACTGGAATTTATTCCAATAAGTTATCATGATATCACCAGTGGGAGTTGTTTGGATTGGAGGCTGCACGCCCATTCTGATCCACTCGACTCCGACTTCTGTCACCTTTAATTGATAACTTGGTTGATCGAAATATGCACGAAGAGTTTCTAATGCAAGAGAAGGATATAACTGATTATTAGCAA